AACAACTTTTAGTGTTAGTCCTTTAGAGGCTTATCATACTCCCGCAACTTTAGTATCGCAGATGTTAGAGATACATGGTGAAGTTAAAAGAATAGAATCAGAAGAATTTAATAAAGCAAAGAAAGGAAGGTGATTTTTATGGGTATGACAGATGAGATTACTGAATTAGAAAATTCCTTGAAAGGGATGGATAAGTTATTAGTTCAATCTAGTAAAGATGCTATGGTGTTAAAATCATCATTAAAGGGTATAAACACGTTAGTTAGTGGTAAGAATTATGAGATTATTAGTAGATTCTTGTCAGGAACAGGTGCTTGGAAAGTATTGAATAAAGCAAAAGCAACTGTTCTAACGATGATACAATTAGTTTCTATACAAGAAAGAGCAGCATTACAAGACAATCTTAGAATGAAAGAAATGGCTAAGATAATCAAAGAAAGAAAAGAACTTCTTAAATTAGAAGCCCAATTTAAAAAAGCCTCTGTAAACATGGATAAAGAGGCAATTGAAAAATTAAAAGAAAAATCAAATGTATTTGCTGCTATCTCTTTAGAGGTTGGGGATGAAAAGGCAATTGCTCAGATATTAAAAAGAATTGGTAAAAGTAAAGGATTATTAGATAAGATATTAGGTAAAGGTAAAGTATCGGGTAAAACCATTGTAGAAGACCCAACAAGTAAAAGCATATTAGAATCAACTTTCCTACAAACTGCGGCACTTACTGCGGGTTTTATGTTAAATCAAAAATTCTTGAAGCAAATGGCTACCTCGTCTACTGAAGTATCCAAGTTTGCAAGTGAACAAAATGCTAAAATTGCAGAATTAACTAAGGTATTTGGTACGGAAAATAAAGCGTTAAAAGAAGATTTTACCAAAAAAGCAGAATATGAATCTAAACTATTAGAATATCTAAGTAAAGAAACGGGATATAATCTAACTGATAAAAATATGGTAGGGGGAGGTGCAGGTGAAAAAAGTATTGCGGCAATTCAAGTTACGACAGAACAAGCAAAACAAATGCTTGAAGATAATGCAAGATTGTTTGCTAATATATCACTTAATCCGGAAAAATTATTATCTAAAGGGATGGATTATCTTAAAGAAGTAACAGATTTAGAAGAAGAAAGTTATAAAAATAGAATAGAGGCAATAAAAAAGAATAAAAAAACATTTTCAGCCGCTAATGATTATGTTGATTCATTACTAGATAATATAGACCCTACGACAAAAAAGTTTATTTCAGATAAAGAAAGATACAAGAAATTAGCAGATATTGCACCAAGAGAAGGTAGAAGAAATTATGAAACGGGTAGATTTCAAAAAGGGGCAGGTAGATTTAGAAAAATAAATCCCGAATTTAAAAAATTAGTAGATGATGCAAAAGCATTACAAGCAACATTTGATTCTGAAAAATCTAAAAGAAGGGATAAAAGAATATCGGGAATGAAAAGAGCATTTGGTTTTGGTAAAACTGATGAGGAAAAAGAAACAGAGGCTCAAAAATTTGCTAATAGACGTAAAACATTTAAGAAATTATATCAAAGACCTATACTTAGAATTAGAGAAAGTATTCAAGAAAATGGTGGTGTATTTAGTGCTGTAAAAGAATGGGCTTTAGATGGTGGTGCTAAATTAGTTGAGTTTACAGGTAAATTATTGATGTTTGCTAAGAAAGCATTTGTAACAATTGGGTTAGCGTTGTTAACTTTATTCTTATTATATAGAGCATTTAAGAGTGCAGGTGTTAGAGAAAAATTAGGTGAGATTTGGGAACAAACTAAATCCCTATTTACAATGATGGTATTGCCTTTCTTAGAACTAGTAGCAAGTGGTATAGGAGATATTGTTACAGGATTTCAAGAAGGTAAATTCTTTTTAGTAATAGAAGGGCTATTGAAGATTTTAGGTGGTATAGTTATGGCTTCTTTAGCACTATTATCTTTAGCACTTATAGTAGTATTAAAATTAATACACGCAGGTATTATGGGAATTGCGGCTTGGGTTAAAAAATCTTCAGGTGATACTAAAATGTTAGTTGCAAAGGTTATGTATATTATCGCAGGTATAGCAGTTTTAGCCGCATTTTTCTTTGGTTTACCTGCGTTAATAGTTGCAGGGATAGCATTAGCAATTGCATATGCGTTTGAAAAATTCTCTTTCTTTGCTGATGGTGGAGTAACAACAGGTGGTTTATCCGTAGTAGGAGAAAAAGGCCCTGAATTAGTTAAATTACCAACAGGCTCAAGAGTTTATTCTAATGCAGATTCAGGTAAAATGGTAGCGGCTAATGCGGCTAGTTCAGGAGGCAATACAATTAATGTTCATGTCAATGGTAGAGTTGGTGCTTCTGATACAGAGATACGAGATATAGCAAATAAGGTTGCTAAAGAAATTAATATTAGAATGAATCAAACAAGTTCAACGGTGAGTATGGTATGACAGAATTAACAGTATTTTTAGAATTAGCAAGACGTTCTGATGTTAGTGGAACGAATAGCCACGTTAATAGAATACCACTATATGTAACAGAATTATCATTTAATACAAATAAAACTGTGCCTAATATTGGTATTCCCTTTTCAGGAGCAATAAGAGGTGAATCTACAAATCTAGCATTTGATATGGGACTCGCACAAAAAACTGTAAGTATAACAGGTGTATTATTAGAACAAGAAATTGTGAAGAATAATAAAGAAGGAGATAATAAAACAGTCACATTTACTCCCTACGAATTAGCACAATTAATTCATTCTTATACTGACTCAAGTAGTTTTCAAGATGACCAAAATGTAAACAAATTATTAGTATTTTATCCTAGTAAAGTAGATAATAGTTTTAATCAAAGATTAGTAGATAAGGCAGGTAATTCTATTAGTGCCGCACAAATGGCAGCATTGGATATTGGTGATGCACCGTTAATACCATGGAATTGGAAAAATAGAGCATATGATAATACATTTACTGCGGGAAGTGGTAATACAATTGATTCGCCTTCTACTACTTTTGATATAGTAAACAAGACTAGTAATCATATTGGTCTTGGTGGATTTATACGTTCATTCAGTACTACCTTTTCAGGAGCAGAATATCCTAGTGTATCTTTTACTATGGAGTTTGAAGAAGCAACGGTTATTGCGGATAATTTCTTTGATTGATTGGGGGTGTAAAAATAGCAAACGTATATGTTGGAGACTCAAGAAAATTAGTTTTTCCTGTTATGTGTGATGGATATTTAAAAATAGAATATGATGATACTAACACAAATGCATCTAAAGGCAATCTTTGGAATCATAATGGTAGTTTTGTTTTTGAAACTATTATCACACCTTATGACGTTAATGGATTTGGTCACGCAACAGATAGTACAAAAGATACATTAGACTCAACTAAAACTCCACCATGCCCTGCTACTAGTGATTCACTTGCCAACTTTGAGAGTGGTGCATACTTTGGTACTTCTCGATTTTCACATAAAATGATGTTATTTTATAACGGACATTTTCAAGTGTATTTAGAAAATACAACTGCTCATAATTTTAATCAACCCGCAGAATATAAGATAGTAGTTAAATTAGCAAATACTGCATCAGGTTCTCCTGTTTATTATGACCCAATAGAAACAGGAACAGTAATAAAATCAATAAACACTCTTCATGGATACTATGACGTAAATGGATATTATGATGGGAATAATACAAGTTTAACTAAGTTACAAGGGGATACTACAAATTCTAGTGGTAATCAAATTGTTTTTCCTAATGGGGCGGCCAATGTAGCAAAATTAACAGATGGTTCAGAACTGTTCAATAGTAATGGGGTTAGTTTAGGTGTAGTTACAGAAAAGAATAATACAACTACTGTTTCAGTTGCAGATGCTTCTAATCATACAGCAGCAATATATGTTTCTCAACCTAAAGAAGCATTCTATGTAGAACAGTTATACAAAATATCTTGTGTATTTAACAAAGGTGGTAGTGTAGATATATATCTAAATAATTCTTTAATTAAATCTGAAAAGTTTTCTAGTGAACCTACATTTGCATTCAAAGCCGATGATGTTTTTATAGGGCAAAAGGGTGATGAAGCATCAGGTGCAAGAGAACATTTTCAATTCATGGGGGAGTTATATGAAGTATCTTTATCTAAAGGTAGTCAACCTTCCCAGTCATTAAATACATTATCTCCTAGTTATAGCAATATACTATTCTATTATACATTTGGTGAGTAAATGGCTAGAGAGAGAATGATATTTCCATTGAATGCAGGAGTGGTGGAGTCTACTTTTGAAGGATTATTAAGTGGTATTAGTGGTCAATATTATACTGTTAGGGGTAGTAATTCTGATATTAGAGGTAATGCATACAAAGATGTTTCAGTTAATCCTGTATTATTAGCATTAGGATTACAAGAAGAAACCGCTTATCCTAACACAACTCCGCCTGTTGATAGTAATGGTGATGCTGTTCCAGTATCATCTGCAATGTTTACAGAAATAAGAAAAGGCCCACATACAGATGGAATATCAGTACAATGTGCTAGTAGTATTCAAAATAGATTATTACCAACTGCTTCCACTTCCCTATCTACTTACGCTACAAATAAAGAAAATACTCCATCATATAAAGTTAAAATTTATGACTCTACTAAAACAAATACATCTACAAACAGAAAGGCTACTTACTCTACTGTTTCAGATTGCCCTGACAGTAATATTGGATTAGATATAGAGAATAGAGACTACTTTATTTTATTAAATCCTGAAATATATGACCATACTACAAGAGAAGATACAGTAAGACCACACTTTGCTAGAATAACTAGAATTACTACTTTTGATGAGTTTGGTGATGGGGTTGAGTTTGAGCCTAAATATACAGGAGAAATTGCTAAAGGGACTAAGTTTGAAATATACAAAGGGCCACATAAAACTACTGATAGTGATGTAGTAGCAGTTAGTTACGGTCTTAGAGGCGATACTGATGCTTCAACTAATAAATATGATAAGATAAGTATAGTTAATACTCCTACATTTTATTTTTACAATGATAGGTTAGAAGTAAAGAATCAACTAGATTATAATGAAAAATATACTTTAACTTCTGTTAGATATTGGGGTACAGGGACAAATTATCAATTTAATATAGATGCAGTTGTAGCGACAGGTGATACTAAAATTTCACAGTATGAGGAAGGTAATCTAAGTAACAGATTTTTAAAAGCCCCTAGTGCAGAATTAACCAAATTAGTTGTTGGGACTTCTTTATTCCGAGTATCTGATGGTAAGTATTTAGGTAATATAAATAGTACTCAAAATGCGATATATACAAAGATAGTATTAGATTACGCTAGAATTGATTTACCTGCTACAACTACTGCTTTTGCTGTCACAACAGGCACAACTATACAGAATGTGGTGTTTAAAACAGAAAGAAAATATGGAAATACTATACAGAATTTAGGTAGAAGTAAATTAGATGCTGTATTAGTTGATAATAATATGGTTACAGATGACGCTGATAGTAATATAGACCCTATATTTTGGCATAAAACATTTCCTAAAATGAAAAGACATACTGAAGATAGTAGTAGTGTAAATACTAATACTATTGATGGTAAAATGAATGGTCCTGCTAAATATATAACATGGGAAAGTGCTGAACTTAAAAACGATAAATTACCTGTTGTAATGGATACCGTAGTTAATAGTCCTAGAAATAAACTATCTAAATTAGCAAGAGTTAAGGGATTAGATAATGCAGGTATTCAACATCTTAAATATAAAGAAGAAGATAAGTTAGTAGTTAGAAATGGTATCTATTCTAATAATCTAGATATGCAATTATTATTTCATAAAGTAACTACTAATTCTACTCAATTAGAGTTCAATAATAAATCTAATGATAATGCTGATACAGGCTGGAAATATGATTACTCTGCTATATTAGGAGCAGATTCAATTATTTTAATAGGTGATTATTATTATAGAGTAAATGCAATAGATGCTAAGGCCGATGGGGTTAATCAAAAGTTTAGTGTTTCGCATAAGCGGTTAAAAACTGCATCAACATGGACTCAAGACTCTACTCCTCCAACTGTAAGTTCTGCTGATATTTATGCTTCTGTATATTCTAACTCTAAATTAATTACAGGGTTTTCAGCAGATACAGAAATTATAACTAGCCAAAATAATAGAATCACAATGGATAACCATACTGTTTCAAAAGAATCTACTAAATTATATAATTCTAGAGTATATATTAATGGATTTAAAGGACATGATATTAAGGTAGAATATGGTGATAGAAATTTAAAATATCTTTCATTGCAGTCGGCTACCGATAAATATTATCAGAAAACACCTAAAGATAGAGTATATTATTATGGTGGTAGTTATACTTTACATGAAGAAGTATTTACAGGAAAAATAGAAGATATAACTTCATCCATGGAAAATGGTATGTTGTATTATGATATAGTAGGAAGAGACAATACATCAAGTTTATTGGGTAATACATTTACTAAAAATTTAAATTATTCAAATGATATAGTTAAATCTACTTTGAATCCAAGTTTAGTTTTAACTGAAGTTTCAGGTGGTTCTACTGATATAGATACTGATATAACTAGTACTACTGTTGGTGTTAATGGTTCGGTGTCGTTTGGTAAATATACATTATTATTCGATTCTAATAAACAATTGATTGGTGAAGTTAGCAGTACAGAATTTCTAGGTGGGTTTAATAGAACATCAATAACTTTGTTAGATAAAGCATATATTGGTATAGAAAGTGGAAATAAATATTACTATTATAATCCTTTTAGTGCAGTTAACTTTATTTCTTTAAACAAAGCAATGGGTGCTAATACCCTAATGAATAAACATCCTACTGATTTAAATGGGGCTAGCGATGTAGGTATTACTTTTGAAAAAGGTCTATCTTTTGATAGTACACTTGCGACTACAAATTTAAACTTGTCATCTAATGTAGGTGATAAATCACAACTAGGATATGATGTTAATTCTGTTAAATCTATTAGTGATTTTGATTCTGAATTTTTATTAAAATTAGCAAATGAACAAGATGATTATATAACACATATCACTAAATCTATTCAGTCCTCTAATTATCTATCAGTAGTAAATGTGGTAGAATCAGAAACTAATAATACTGTAATAGAAGTTTCTTCACAATTCCCTATGGCTCTAGGATTAATAGACGATAATAAGGATGATACTAGATTAAAAACAGGGAATGATGCTCCGACAGATGCTAATACCCATTTTAAGAATGCTAGTATGTATTTAGTTAACACTAATATACCTAAAGGGGGTTATTTGCATAGGTTAAATAATACTTTTAATAATTTTTATACTTCTAAAGATATTTTTAGATACATGGATTTACAAAAATTTGATGCAGGTACTATTCGTAAAATAGGTGAACACCCTAGTTTCCAAGATGTAGATAGTATCTATTTAAATGGAAAACTTCCTAGTAAGATAAGTGGCTACACTTTATCACATAATATAACTTTAGAAGGAGTAGATAAAGATGCAGTTATATCTAGTAATAATAACTTAATTCAGTTATTTACTGAAACAGGGACTACTAATAGCATATATACGTCAAATGCATTAAACGCATACAATACTAATAATCTTGGGTTATTTCCGGCAAGAGATGGATATTGGGAAGAAAACGCTTTAAGTTCCGCTACTGTTGCAGAAATAACAAATTTAACTACTGAAGGTCAGAAATTTATTCAAAGAGATTATAGAACTAGAACATATGAATTGTTTGCACTAGGAGATTTATTTCCAGATTCTTATTTAAGATATAATCATATATCCCATAATTCTATCAATTCTCCCATTAAAGAATATGGTCTATTATTAGAAGGAGAAGGGACTAAAGGAACTCAAGTAGAACATAGTGGCTATACAGGTAAAACATCATCTCAAGAAATGCAAGATAAAGATTATGACATGACTACTATTATAGATTCTAACATAACTAATACTAAAGATTTAATGCGTTGGGGAGTAATTAGATTGACAGAAGCAACATTTGATTGGCACTTTAATCCAGTGGACTCGGATGCATTGAAAGATAGAAGTGAAATACCTAGAGTACCTATTTTAGAATTACGAAGATTTACAAATAAAGAGCCTACTGTTTCTTGGTCTAACGGTGTGAATGCTCCTGATTTTGATTTATTATTAGCATCAGATGATTATTTATACAGTCTTGGTGATACAGATACTTATGGTAGTGCTAATAGTGGAATTAATTTTACATTAGTACATTTTGTTTCTCCTAATCTAGCATTAACTATTGATGATAAATTATATTTTTCTTATAATTCGTTAATGAAAACCATCACAAATAACAATGTTACAACCATGAATAGTCAGTTTGAACCTCATAATATATTTCTTCCTGTGTTTTCAGAAACAAGAACACCTAATAATCCCGACTTAAAAGATGATGTTCATTCAGGTGTTCACTATGGTATAGTACATTCTTCAACCCCTGCTAGTTCTGTTGATGGTACAGTAACCAACAATGTTCATAGTGGGTCTATGTACCACACTTCAAAGGTATTATCAGCATTATCTGTCCCTAATCTTACAGGTACTAATGGTATTCCTAACCCTAGTCATTATTATGCTGATTTCCCATCTAAAACTATTTATGATAATTGTATTGCTGTATTTAGAAATATAAAAAATATTACTGAAAAAGACGAATCTAATTCATATGATTTTGATTCTAGTTGCAAACTTACAATTGATAATGATTATACTACACAAAATGTAGACGTTACATTAACTACACAAAATCAACATAATAAAAATATGCTACTAAGAAAAAATCAATATATTGGTGCAGATAATACAACCAATACCTATCCTTATGTAGGGACTCTTGGTAGGGGGGCTGTATTTGTCGGTATGAAAAGTGAACATTACCCTTTAATAAATGGGTCTAAAAAATTAAATAATGCACCTAAATATACTAATCACTCATCAACTTCTACTATCGCTACTGATGCTAAAACTACGCATATAGAACAGTCAGGTGGTAATGAATATGGAAAAGCGTTTGCCGCACAGATGTTAATTAAACCACAATTTAATATTATTGCAGAGGATTATAGTAGTAGTCCTACTGTAATTACTAGGAGAATGGATAGTGCTTCTACACATCATTGGTTACATTACATGGTAGATTTAACAGGTCAATATATAGTTGGGCCAAATATAACTGCAAAAGGTACTCCCTCATATATTGGTAAAATAATTAGCCATACAAAAAAAGTAACTACTGTTAATTCAAGAGATGAATGGGAACATACAATTACTTTCGATAAAGATTTGAGTGCTACTGGTACATATAGATTAATGAGAATATCAGAAACTACATTCGATGAAACACCTGACTTCTTTGAAATTAATGTAATGGATGATTCAGGACTACAACACGACAAAATATTTGCTGATTTCAGAACAGGAGATACAGAAGGAGACAGTAAATCTACAAATTCAGAGGGAGTATATTCTATGAATATGTTATTAGAATTAGATACCGCCAATACTTACTTAGAAAGAAGAGTATTTACTAATATGGATATGTTTACTAATGGAGAAGAAATAGATACTTACATTACGGATGGAATCAATACCCAAAGAAAATCTTTATCGGTAACAAAATCAAATAATGAGTTAAAGTTTGAATATGATGGTAAGATTTCAGCAAATGGTTGCGTTTCTTTCGGTAAAGTAATCAATTTGACTCTTCCTAAGAAGTTAAACATCACTCCTAAGAATGCATTTTTAGGAACTACTGTTAGATTAGGCAGTAAAGTTGATAATGTTCTTGAAGAAATTGCTAAAGAATCGGGTTTAGATTTAAATATTGAAGAAAGTTTGAAAGAATATACCGATTTAATTGTGAAAAGTAATTATTCTAGTGGAAATGAAGTCACTTTAAGTAGTAGTCCAGTAAATGTAGCCATCAATGATGTAATATATAACCAAGATGGCTATCTAATTGGTAAAATTACGGCTAAAAATACTACTAGTGGTGCATTTTCAGTGACCTTTGGAGGAGGAATAGTATTTACACCTTCACCCTTCGATGAACTGACTAAAAGAAATAAAAATACATTTGTCACGAATGTTAAATTTGAATCCGTAGATTCTTTTAGTGCAATCAACTATTTGGCTAACTTAAAAGATTTAGATTTTAAAATTAAAAATAATGCTATAATTACTAGAAATTTATCTAGTCCATATGCTTTAAGAAAATATCATGTATCATATAGCAAAAATAATAATTTAATACGTGTACAATCTAATAAAACACTATTCGATAAAAAGACCAAAGTAATAGTTGTCGGAGATGGTGTAAAAGCAGAAATGGAATTACCAACTAATAATACTCCACAAGTATTACGTCATGTAGATGCTTCTATTAAAACTCCTGACGAAGCAAAAATAAAAGCATTAAAGTTATTAAATCATCACAATAAAGATGTAAGGAAAATAAAATTAGTTCTACAAAAGAAAGGAATAGAACTTTTAGAGGCGGGAGATATTATATCTTTAGATTTCCCTAATCAACAAATACCTAGAGATGATTATATGGTTTTTGATATAGAAAATGTTTTATCAGGAACAGCAGAAATTACAGTAGGTACATTTGATAAATCAATTGCAGAAAGACTATCTGAAATTAATTTAGAACAACAGAATGCTAACTTTACATTATTTACTAAAAATGTAACTGAAAATGTTGTTGGTAAGGCATTATTTGATGAAATAAAAATTAATAATAACCTTATTAAATATGAAATCAAATCAACTTCTGATAGTACTACTATGGGGGTAGATTTAATTCTCGGATTCGGAAATACTTTAGGCTTTGGGGAAACAAGTACAACTACTAATACCACATATGAGAGTGAAAAGGATGTGTAATAATGATAACTAATGGCGCAAAAGAAGATATAGCAACTAATTATATTGCTAGTAATTATACTTTAATTAAGATAGGTGATGGTGCAGATAGTACATCTGCTTCACAAACTAGTTTAGACCATTTTGTAGCAGAAAAAGCGAGTATAACTCCTACGGTTGTGGGTTCTACTTTAGTATGGAATGTAGATTTTTTGGGTTCTGATATTCCTTCTTCCGGTATTTCAGAATTAGGAGTTTTCAAAAGTGACGGAAGTAAGTTATTAAGTCGGGTTACATTTACAAGCACAGGCGTTGTAGCGGCTAGTGATACAGTTACTTTTACAATAAGGATTGAGGTGAATTAGATGGTAACAAATACAGGAAACATAAGTACATTGGGTGCTTCCCCGACTGCTCAAATAGACGATGCAACAGATTCAATTCACTCTGCTATCATAATGTATCTTAATGCTGCTAGTGGTGAAAATAGAGCAATTAGTGGTTTTAATATTACTCAAGGAACTACAAGTAGCCATACCCATTATGCTGTAACTGCGGGTAAAGTATTAAGATTTGGTAAACTAGAAAGTGTTCTTGCAGATGATGTAACTACCTCTTCTTCAACAGGTACTTCAAACACTAAAGATTGGTATGGTGTACTAGTTGTTTGTGATGGGACTGAAAGCGGTGAATCTGCTAACACTCTAAAATGGAGACATGGTACTCCTGCTAGTGGAGATACATTATCAACAGGTAAATTAGATACTGCCAATATTACTGTTGCTGCAATAACAGATGGTGATATACCAATTGCAGTAGTTAAATATGTAGGGGGTTCTGATGCTAATGCAACAGATAGACCAATACAATTTTTAGGTTATTCTCAAGATACTAAAGAGTTTTCTGCTATTAGTGGCGGTGTTGAAACTATTAGAATTAATGCTAATGGTACTATTACAAAAACAGTTTCAGGAACAGCAACAACATTAACATTACCTGCTACAACAGGTACAGTTGCATTGACTTCAGATATAGAATATACTTCTGCAATACCAAACGCAACTGCAACTCAAACAGGTTTGGTTACATCAACTCAAATAACTAAGTTAGATGGGATTGATACTTCTGCAAATAATTACTCATTACCAATTGCTACTGGTAGTGCTTTAGGTGGTATTAAGGTAGGAACTAATTTGAGTATTACTAACGGTGTTTTGTCTGCTACTGATAGCAACACTGAATATTCAGTTTTTACAGGTGCAGATGGAACTAATGCAGGAACAACAGGATTAGTCACATCACCTACTGCTAGTGATAATGTAAAATTCTTAAGGGGGGATTCTACATGGGCTATTCCTACTAATACAGTATATTCCGATTATACAGGTGCAGATGGAACTAATGCAGGAGCAGCAGGTTTAGTTAAAGCGCCAGCAGCATCAGATAATGTAAAGTTCTTGAAAGGAGATGGGACATGGGGTGTACCAACTGATACTACCACAAATACTCAATTATCTAATGCAGAAGTAGAGACTGCATACAATACTCAAGTTTCAGCAGTTAGTACACAAGAAAGAACAGATGGAACTGTAACTGATATTAGAAGATTTACACCTGCTGATATTCATAGTATGATTGATACTCATCAAAGTGATACTAATACTGATGTTACGGTTGCTAACTTGAAAGCAAGATTAGCAGGTGGCTTTGCTTTGAATGCAGTACAGATTGGAGATTCAGATGATGTAGTAACAATTCCCGGTTCATTAGTTGTTACAGGAACTACTACAACTGCTAATGTTGAAACAACTACTGTTAGTAATGGTGTTCTCTTTGAAAGTAATGCAACAGGCGACCATACAGATAAGGAAACAAAATTAATTGGTGTAACAGGATTAACAGGTGATATAACAATTACTTTACCTTCAACAACAGGAACATTAGCGTTAGAAAATGCAAATACAACTGGTAATGCTACTACTGCAACAAATCTAGCAGGTACAACATCTGCTACTTTTGTATATGCAGGGCCAACAACAGGTGGTGCTGCTGCACCTGCATTTAGAGCATTAGTAGATACAGATATACCAACATTAAATCAAGATACAACAGGTAATGCAGGAACAGTAACAATAACAGATAACAATGAAACTGATGAAACTGTATATCCTGTCTTTGTAGATGGTGCAACAGGTTCACAAGGTCTTGAATCAGAAACTAAATTAAGTTACAAACCTGATACGGGTATTCTAACTTCAGTAGGTTTTGCAGGTGCTTTAACAGGAAATGTAACAGGAGATGTAACGGGTAATGCAGATACGGTTACAGCAAAGAATAGTAGTACTGTAAATACAACATTTAAACTTGCATTTGTAGATGGAACAACAGGGCCAAAAGAAATAGAAACGGATACTACATTAACTTTCAATGCTAGTACCAATGTATTATCTTCTCCAAAGATTGAAGCGGCTAGTCAAATATCTGCTGTTGAAAGAATATTAGTAGGTAAAAATTTACAAGGTGTTGCTACATTAACAGGGGCAACTACTTTTGCGGCAAATGAATTATTCAATGCGGGTGCTTATTATAGTAATATTAGATACCCACAAATGGAATTAAAAGACACTCAATATACAGAAGCAAGATTAGTTGTTGATGCTGCTGCCGAGAGTTCAGGTGCAGGTATAGAGTATTATGGAGTAGGTGCAGTATATGCTATTGAAACTCAAAATAATCAACATAGAGCAGGTTTAGTTTTATCACATGATGAAGATACAAATACAAGCAATCAAGATGATGATTATACTTGGGGTATTGGAAAGCAATTCTCTACCGCCGCAGGTACAGGTACGGGAACATTACAAATAGGGTTTGTTGCTGATAAAAGATACCAAGATGGATTCTTAACTAATGATGCTGATTCAGTATTTAGGGAAGATAACTCTTATCTATCTATAACCCAAACAGGTATAGTTACTATACCGAATCAATTGAAGGCAAGTAATGGAATTACATTAACTACCAGTAATCTTACTGAAGCAGGGTCAATAAGATATGATGGTGGAAATATAGAATATTATCATGGAGGTAATTGGGTTGCTTTAGGTACTGCATCAGGTGGAGAAGTAAATCAAAATGCTTTCAGTAATGTAGCAGTAAGTGGTCAAACAACTGTTGCGGCTGATGCTAAAACAGATACTCTTACTTTAGTAGGTGGGACTAATGTTTCTATTACAACAACTAGTGGTACAGATACAGTTTCTTTTTCATCTACTGATGAGCATTTAGATATAGATGCTTTAATTGGTGAATCAGGCATTCATCTTACTAATGACACTTTAGCATTCTATGATGCTACTGCATCTGCAAATAGAAAAATAACATTAACACAATTAATGGGTGCTGTGACTCATGGATTAATCCCAACATTACCTGCTGATAAAATTGGTAGTGGTGAATTTGGTACTAGCAGAATACCTATATTAGCACAATCTAAAATAGAAGATTTATCAACCGATTTAGCAGGTAAAGTTCCTATTACTAGAACAGTAGCAGGTAGGGCATTGTCAAATAATCTAGCAGTTAGGGTTAATGCTGTTACAGGTAAGTTAGAATTTTATGATGGGAGTTCTACAACAATTATACAAGATACCGCAGGTACTCCTGTTGATGTTATATTTGATAATAGAAAAACAGAATATGATGAGATTCAAGACGCTAATAATACTAAACCTGCTGACAATGCTACTGTTGGTGGAACATTAGGTTCTAGTGGAAATATATTATTAGAAGATGGTAGTACTAAGTTAACAGATACTACTGCATTAAATGCAAATACTAATTGGTCGGATGTAGCAGGTACAGCAAACGCACCTGCAAATAACGCTACCGTTGGTGCTAGATTAGGTACTAATCTTAAAGCAGCAGATGGTTCTACGACATTAGGTGATGCTGATGTAAAAAATGCTAATATTGCTTCTACGCATGTAGTTGGTACTGGTAAAATATTCGCTACTACTTTACCTGAAGATGGTGCTACACGAAGTAGAACATTTAGACAAACAAGCGTACCTACTGCTGTTTCAGCAGGTGATATTTGGATTGATACCGATGATAATAATAGAATGTATCAGGCTCATTCTGCGGGTGCAGATGAAGTTACATCAGGAGAATGGGAATCAATTGGCTTCCCTGCGGCAGAAGCAAATGCTACTGCAAGTGCAGGTACAGTTGATACAACAGGAACAGTAAATGCAACTGAATATGCTAGATTTACAGATTCAAATACATTAGAAGCAAGAACAACAGCAGAGGTTCGTTCTGATTTAGGTATTTCAGATAATGAAATAATAGATTGGACTGCTGACCAAGGTTCTACAAATATTCATTCAGGTAATTATGATAATGACCAATTATCAACAGAGGCAGTACAAGATATTGTAGGTAATATGTTTGAAAGTAATTCAGAAACAAGAATAGTTACTTCTTATATTGATGGTGGTGAAGGTGCAGGTAAGATACAACTAGTAGTTGCTGACCAATCTTCTGATGACAATACAACTTATTCAATATCTGCGGTTGATGGTGATAATACTGATGAAGAAAAGATTCGATTAACTGATAGTGCAGGTGGTACTGATGATGTAGTACTTGAAGCAGGTACAGGATTAAGTATAGCAAGAAGTAGTGATAAAATTACTTTCACTAATACCGTTTCCAACACGAATGATTATGCAGAAAGCGTGTCGTTTAACACTGGTTCAGGTGTCTTTACACTGGGTAGAACGGGTTCGTTAGGTGATTTAACGGTTGATTTAGATGGTCGTTATGCCTTATCTGCGGCTAGTGGTGAATCTAATACTGCTTCTAACGTGGGTTCAGGTAGTGGTACAGAAGTAGGGGTATTCAAACAAAAAGATGGTGCTGACTTAGAATTTAAGAAATTAAAGCAAGGGTCTAATATTACTTTAACATCTAATACTAGTGATATAACTATTACTGCTACTGATACTCAATTAAGTACAACAGAAGTAACAGGTAAAGCACTAACTAATTTAAGTGTATCATCCGGTGGAGCAGTAGGTGCAACAGATTCTATATTAGTTGGTATAGGTAAGTTAGAAAATAGAGTAGCATTAAATGATGTTAAGGCAACTAATGTATCTACTAACTTAGGGATTACAGGAACAACAGGTGCAAGAACAATAACTTCTGATGGCACAAGTGCAGTAATACCTGTTGCTACTACATCTGTAAGCGGTGTAATGTCAACAGATATATTTGATGCTATTGCTCTTAATACAGCAAAGAATACTAATGTAGTAGGTAATTTAGCAGCAGTTGCAAATGGTACATCTTTAAGTATTACTACTACTAATGGTAATAATGTATCCTTGCCGTTAGCAGATACAAATAATTGGGGTGTAATATCTGATGAAATATTTGATAATATTACCGCTAACAATGCTAAGGTTAGTTATACTGATGCTTCTGCTGTTGCGGCTAATACTAATAAAGTTACAAACGTATCAACTAATTTATCGGTAAGTAGAGATGGAACTAAATTACACGTTGTATCTTCTGACGGTACTGATGCCGAACTACCTTTAGCAGATACAAATAATTGGGGAGTTATGTCTGATGAAATGTTCGATAAACTAGATGGTATAGAAACATCTGCTGATGTAACAGATACGACAAATGTTCATTCTGCTCTTAATGCGGCAATGCCAAGTAATGCTCTTACTATTGGTGACGGTAATACAGCAGTTTCAATTCCGGGTGATTTAACAGTAACAGGAACAGTGACTACAAATAATGTAGAGACTGTATCAACAAGTAATGGTGTAGTCTTTGAAGGTTCTACTGCTGATAATAGTGAGACAACATTAGTAGGTGGTAATCCAAGTGGGTCTAATAATGATATTACAATTACATTACCTAATACACAAGGTACTTTAGCATTACAAAATGAAAATACTACGGGAACTGCGGGTGGTTTATCTTCTACTTTAGCAATATCAAGTGGAGGTACAGGTTCTACTACCGCTAGTGGTGCTAGAAGTAATTTAGGGTTGGGAACAGCAGCAACATTATCAGGAACAGGTGCAGTTTCTAACGGCAACGCAGGTTTAGTAACAGGAGATGTGGTCTTTGATTATATAGCGGCACAAAACTTTGCATCTAGTGGGGCATCTAATTTCGTTGCGGGGGATATTACAGGTGCAGCAGATTTAGGAAATAATGTTGCTTCGGGAGATTCATTAATATTACACGATACATCTGAATCTGCTTTGAGAGAAATGACTATTGCTAATTTAACAACTTATTTTAATAGTGCTTCAATATTAACAAACTTAGCAAATACTGATACTGTTTACTCTCTTCCAACTGCCTCTTCAACTGTTTTAGGAGGTATTAAAGTTGGTTCTAATTTAACAATTAATAATGGCGTATTATCGGGAACTCCTGATACTGTTTATACACATCCTTCACATAATGGAGATGATATAAATATAGATACAGGTGCTTTAACAGGTGCAACCGTTATATCAGATTTAGATTTTAATGTAACTACTGATACATTAGGACACGTTACAGATGCTAATGCTACAATAGCAACAAGAACATTAACATTAGCAAACTTAGGTTTTACAGGAGATGCTGACGCTACTGATGACTTAACTGCGGCAGAAATTAGAACTTTAGTTGGAACAGGTAATAGTGGTGTTGTACCCGCAGAAGGTAGTGCGGGAGAGTTTCTAAAACACGATGGTACTTTTGGTACTCCTAGTTATACTACTAATACAGATACTAATACATTTAGAACAATAGAGTTAGATACAAATGGTGATGGTTCTGCTAATAATACCTTAACTGCAACTGAAACATTAAGATTAAAGAAAGGTAGTAATATTACTTTAGCAGAAGTAGATGGTGTTGTAACTATTTCTTCTACTGATACTAATACTAACACCGAATACACAGCAGGAACTAACTTAACATTAAGTGGAACAGAGTTTAGTGTTGATGATGCATTCTTGAAGAATGACGCTAATGATAGTACAACAGGAACAATAACTGCCGCAGGTTTTACAACAACAGGGACATGGACTTTTGACGATGCTTCAACAGGAACAGTCGGTATTACTGCTATTCATACGGGTACTGGTTTTGCAGACAATGATACTTCTTTAATGACAGCAGGTGCTATTAAAGAAAAAATTGAAGATTATGGTTATATTACTTCATTTACTAATACCGTAGATATGGGTGATGGTTTCAAACTTAGGGATGATGATAATGATGATGTAACTGTTACTGAAAATAAATTTATCAAGTTTACTGCGGCAACAGGAACAGCAGGAACTAATGTAACAGGTTCAGGAACAACAGGCGACCCCTACATAATGGCTATTACTTTGCCTGATACAGTTTATAGCCATCCAAACCATTCAGGTGATGTAACTTCAAGTAGTGATGGTGCAACTACTATTGCTGCTGATGCAGTAACATATGCTAAGATGCAAAATGTTGCTACTGCAAATAGAGTATTAGGAAGTTCAAGTGCAGATGGGGCAGTATCAGAAGTTCAAGTTGCTACTGCTATGATTGCTGACGATGCAGTAACTTATGCAAAATTACAACATACTGCAACAAATAATAGAGTATTAGGTGCAACATCAGCAGGTGTAATATCAGAAGTTCAAGTTAGTAATGCTATGTTAGCAGGTTCTATTGCTGATTCTAAACTTTCTACAATTTCTACTGCTAATAAGGTTGCATTAACTGCATTAGATATAGATGGAGCGTCTGATATTGGGGCTAACTTAGTTGATGCAGATTTAATGATTGTTGATGATGGAGCAGGTGGTACTAATAAAAAAGCAACAATGAGCAGTTTAGCCACTTATATGCAAAGTGCATTAACATTTACTAGTAATTCAGATGTAGATGTATCTGTTGATAATCTTGAAACTAGGTTAGGAGAAATAAATTCTAACGTCACCATTGGTAATGCTAATACAGTAGATACTACTATTTCAGGAGACTTAACTGTAACAGGGGATTTATTAGTTAGTGGGGCTACTACAACATTAGATGTTGCTACATTAGCAGTAACAGATTTGAACATTACAGTTGCTAAAGATGCTGATTCATCAGCAGCAACAAATGGAGCAGGTTTAACCTTTGGTTCAGGGTGGTCATCAGGAACTATACCAACTTTAACTTATGACCATGGTAATACAAGATTAGCAGTTAACGTACCTTTACAGGCTACTAGTTTTGTTGGTAATGCTTCTTCTGCAACTCAAGCAACAGTTGCGACAAATGTTACTATTACTAATAATGCTAATGCTGATGAAGACAATTTAATTCCATTTGTTCATAATGAAGAAGGTGCAGGGAGTAGAGGATTAGAAACAAATTCAGGATTCCACTACAATCCAAGTACAGGAAGATTTACTGCAACAAGTTTTGGTGGTAGTGTTGTTGGAGATTTAACAGGTAATGCTGATACTGCAACTAAATTTAATAATACAGTTAATATTAACGGTGTTGCTTTTGATGGTTCAACAAATGTTACTGTTACTGCTGATGCTACGACTCTAACAGGTACAAGTTTGAAATCCTCAGTAGTTGGTTCTTCTTTAACAAGTGTTGGAACTATTACAACAGGTACTTGGAATGGAACTGCAATTGCTACTGCTTATATTGCAAATGATGCTATTAATAATGATAAGATAGCGGATAATGCTGTTAGAACTGCTCAAATAGCAGATGACCAAATTACTACTGCTACTATCGCAGATGACCAAATTACTACTGCTACCATTGCTGACAATCAAATTACTAATGCAACAGTAGCAGACAATGCAATTCAATCAGACCAAATAAATGCTAATGCAGTTGTAGAAGCAAAGATTGCTGATGATGCTGTAACAGGTGCTAAGGTTAGTGGGTTTGCTATTACTAATACACAAGTTGGTGCAGGTACTTTATCAATTGAATTGGGTTCTACTGCAACAGCATTAACTTTCAATACTCAAGCCCAAGCAGATTCATTCCCAACTTCAGGAGTTGTTGACGTTGGCGGTGAGAAAATAAAATACACTGGTAAAACAGGTGCAAGTTTAACAGGATTGATTAGAGGCCACAAAGGAACAACTGCTGCAACTCATAATGCAAATGAGAGTGTTAAACATGAATATGCAAAACGAATTACATTAGGTGGTTCAAGAACATTAGAAGTTAAACAGTTTGAAGGTGCTGATTCTACTAATGCTACTGATTTAGCAGGTGGATTAGTACCTTATGCAGGTACAGGTGATACTGCTAAGTTCTTGAGAGGTGATGGAGCATGGGTTACTTTAGGTGGTGGAAGTGGAACTGTTACTTCTGTTACAGCCGGAACAGGAATGACTCAATCAGGAACAAGCACAGTTAATCCGACATTGAATGTTATTGGCGGTACAGGAATTACTGCTAATGCTGATGATATAGAAATTGATACTTCCGTTGTTGCTACACTTACAGGAACACAAACTTTGACCAACAAAACTCTAACTTCACCGACAATAGCAACCCCAACAATAACAGGAACACTTGATGAAACAGGAGACATAGATATTTCTTCTTTGTATGGTCGTCTTAATTTCAAAAAGGATAGTAATGGAAATGTGAATAACGATGCTATCTTTTTCATCAATAGTTCAGACCAATATGCAGGTGGAATAAAGTATTTCCATAGCACGAATCAACTCAGACTAATGGCTAATCAAGCCGACCAATTATACATTACAGATGGTGCTATTTATCCGCCTGTTGATAACGATGTGGATTTAGGAACTTCATCTCTCAAGTTCAAGGATTCTTTCTTTGGATTAGTAGATGCTGAAAACTTCAAAGTAAATGGAGGGCAAGGTTCTGACGGTCAAGTTCTAACTTCAACAGGAAGCGGTGTTGCTTGGGAAAATGCAGCAGGTGGTAGTGGTGATGCTGTCCTTTCAGCAACACAAACATTTAGTGGTGTTAATACATTTAGTGATGTTGTAAAATTATCAAACGGTAGTGTTTCTGCACCCGCATTAAGTTTTGACACTCAAACAAATCAAGGAATGTATAGAATATCAAATGGCTCAACAGGATTTACTTCATCGGGTCAATTAAAATTAACAGTTGACCCATATGGAATAACTGTTGGAGATGGAAACTCAGCAGGTTATGTCAATGCTAAGGGAACTCAAGATTTAATTCTCAGAACAAATGATGGAACTAATTCTTCTCAAATACAAATGGTAGATGGTGCTAATGGAGATATTAAAATTGACACCAACGGTTCAGGGTCACTATTAGTTAATTATCCAACAGCACTTAATTCATTTTCTTTGATGGTAAAGGGTAGTGGTAGTCACGAAAACCCATTCCATTCAGCATTTCACACTACATCAACAAATCAGGTTTATACTGCTGGTCAGTTTGCAGGTTTGATTTCATCAGGTACAAGAACAACAGGCTTTGGAACTCAGATAGAGTTTAGAATAGGAGAATTAAATTATGGTGGTTATGTTGCCGGAAAAATTGGGTCAAAGATGCAAGATACAGGTGATGCTAACTTTGATATGTTTTTGACTCCAATGGGAACAGGCAATATATCGTTAGGTAATTTTACTCTTGATGCAGACCAATCGGTAGGTTCAAACGAAGATAATTATGTAATGACTTACGACCATTCAGCAGGTACTATTGGTTTAGAAGCAGCAAGTGGTGGTGGAATATCCAATGTTGTTGAAGATACTTCACCACAATTAGGTGCTAACTTAGATACTAATAGTCATAATATTGCAATAGATGATGCACATGGTGTATTAGATGAAAATGGTAATGAACAATTAATTTTCCAAACAACGGCTAATGCTAATTCATACCTACAAGTTTGGAATGGTATTTCTGATTTAGCAACAGGGACTTTGTTTGGTAATGATGTAGTAAGTACAGAAACAGTAGGTACAGGCAGAATGACAGGACCGGGGTTAGAAGCCACAGGTTCAACAACCGATGTTGGTATGTCTTTCAAAACAAAGGGTTTGGGTCAATTTACATTCTTTTCAGATGAAACATCTGCTAGTGCTGCACCTGTTATTAGTTTAACACGCTATGTTGATGATAACCAAGTCGCAGATGACGATATATTAGGGCAGATTCAATGGATGGGTGGTCAATCTTCAATGGCTTCTCCTTTCTTACATGATTTACGGTCATATGCTAAAATAGAAGCCAATTTAGTTGATACTACTTCAGGCACGTCAGATGGTAACTTGATGTTATCCGCTATGGTTGCTAATACTCATACTGATTTATTAGAAATTGGTACTAACAAAACTAATGATACATCTGCGGGTGTTAGAGCATTTACAGGTTCAATGGTAACTTATTCAGGTACAGGTACAACTGCACTTAGTAGAGATACTCATGCAGGTGCTTATGTTAGAGCAACAGGCGCAGGTACATTTACTCTATGGGATAACCCTAAGACTGGCGACCAAGTTGTTGTTATAAGCGACCATGCAGGTACTACTACAATAGATGGATATAGTAATGATACAATTAATGGTGCTGCTAATACTACTATTACTACACAATATAATGCTAAGACTTTCATAGCAACTTCTTCTACTACTTGGATTGCACTTGGGTGATTAAAATGTTTATGCCCGCAATAATAGGAACAATCGCACAAGAAGGTCAATCAAGTGGTGGTGGTGGTGGCGGTTCTTCTGCACCAACAAATGTAAGTATAGCAACATCTTCTAGTGGCAATTATGACAATGCAGTTGTAGTTGATGCTCAAACAGGAATTACTTTCTTTGACGATGATGGCTCAAACTTTGCAGGTGATAATTTAGGATTAACTTTTCAAATAAATCAAATGTCTAGTGCTTACACGAATAATGCGGTACAAGAAACATTTATTTTCAAAGGATATTGTAGAGCAACGGGGGCAACATCATTCCAATGGGATGTATCAATTGATACTTCAAACACAAGTGTAAATGGTAGTCATCAAATTGTAGGCACAGCCTCAACAAGTCAAGATGCAACGGGTACAAACGGGGCAGGTGAAAAAGTAGAATGGACTTTTGCGGGTGGTAAAGGTGGTGTTCAATATCCTGAAAATGGTATGGCATTGGTAATGAAAGTAAATTGTACGGCCACTAACGCTCATGGCTCAACAGCCGCAGATGAATTAACAATCGAGTACATCTTTGAATGAGATTCTTGTAGAAACTTTATATCTAGAAAGTGTAGAACAGAATAAAAATATCCATTAAAAAGTTTAAAATTTTAAAAAAAAATAAAAAAAAAATAGCCAAGCAGCCGGATAAACTAATCAATATTAGTTTTTTCCGACCACAAGGCTTTACATTCTCTACATTCCCAAATTTTTATTGAGGATGCAGAACCTACATATATACCATGTATTCTTTTTGGTATAGTATGTATACCACATAAGAAACATTCTTCACGGAGAGTCATTACGCTTTTCCTCGTCAATTAATTTCTGCATATATTCTTCTATTGAAGATTCTGAATATTTAGAATTTCCAAATGCTGCGAAAAATAATAAAGATATTATTATAACGAAGATAATCCATACCATAATTTCTACGGTATCCATAATTACCACCTCACTTTTAAATCAATTATTTCTTCTTTGTTAAAAGATAGACATTTGACAATGCCTTCTTTTTGACCATATTTCCATAAGTCATACACCAACTCACAATCCTTTAAACAATATTCTGCAACTTCCGAATATCTACCTGCTTTCCAAACTGCGGGTGCATCAGCACTGTTCATTAGTTTTTCTGAGCCTAATGTATTCTGTGCCAAATTATCTAGTCTAATTCTCTCACCATGTTCTTTTTGAAGATAAAGGCTAGTATCTATGTACGCTTTATTATCTAAATATTTTTTAATACAATAAATATCTAGAGCATCTTTCAAAACTTTTAAATCAAATCCTACAATATTATGTCCCAACAGAGTTCCACCTTTTTCAAAGTGGTCATCTAAATCAAACTTTAATTGTGATATTGGTTTAATTTGAATATTAGATTTTTTTAAATCATCTACTGCTTTATCAATATAAATTGTACCGACATCTCCATCCCAAGTGCAAATTGTTGATACTTTAAACATATGAGTATTGTGCCAACCACCGATTTCGTGAGATAAATTTTTAGTTTCTATATCTAGTGCTAGAACACTCATCAATCATCACCTGTAATATCTGACCACAATTCAGATAATCTGCTCTTTTCTGCTTCTGCGGGGTCAGGAGTTTTAGAAGATATATTCTTTGTTAACCAAAGACATAATTTACTACCACCAACAGGTAGCATTGAACTAGGCCACCATCCTTCTTTTCCTAATGTATTGATTGACTCAGTTATAGTTTTAGGACCATCCTTTACATCAAAAATAATGTATTGTGTTTCAAATTTTTCCATCGGTATTCACTTACTCCGTTGAGTGTATCGCATCACTTAGAACAGACATTGCTGCATAAACATTGTCATGATGAGTAGATTTCTTAGCACGATTGATTACACCATCAACAACTTTTCTTTCGCTGTGGGGCATTAAATAATACCTACCATACAAAAACTCTTCACTGTCTTTATCTCTACCCTTAATTAAATCAACAAACCTTTGCAATTCGTTAAATGACTTTTGTAGGAAATAGTATAGTTCTAAATCCTCAAAGGCAAATTCTTTTATTTCTTTCATTGTTTTCATTTCTTTTCCTCCTTTAGTTTAACGTAGACTTTCTTATGTACTCGGTTCTCTTCAAAATTATTTTCAATTTTTCTCCACCATTTGTAAATTGTACTACTGCCTTTTCTTGTTTTTACACGCACTTCCGCTAGTAACATTGTTTTATTTACCCAACCGTCATTATCTTTTAGTTCTAAATATGATTCTTTGAACGCACCGATATTGGCTCTTTCTTGCAGAGTCTCCTTTTGTACCTTTAGGGCTACGTCTAACCACGATACGAGACTCTTATAACATTGACGGACTAATGAAGATGCTTGTAAAACGTGATTACTGTTCACAATATACCGTTTAGATTTATCACGAATACTTGGCGCTTCTGCTATACAGCATAATACTGACATCCTAATTATTTGATTGTTCATTCTAGTGATAAAATTATTTGCAATCTCAAAAACTTCAGGTCTACTATCTGCTACATATGCTTTCATATTTTCATATTCACGCATTAATGCATCAGTATAGTCTTCTGAATAACTAACAACTGCTTTAGGATTTTCATTTACTTCTTTAAATCTTTCATCTAAAGTTTCATAAATTTTAACAAATCCATTTGCAAACTTATTAACGGGTGCAATTCTATTGACTTCTTTACCTACTTCTGATATTACTGATTTTCTTATTTCATCTTGTATTTCAGGTGGCACTTCCCAAATAAATATTAACATTCTTTGTAGTACACCCTTTTCTGCAATAACTACTGTCAGTCCTTTAGGGATATAAGAAGTAGCATAAGGAGAACGCTTACTATCACAAATAATATTCTCATCACCATCTTTTAATTTCTTTTTAATTATATAGTTCTCACCATGAATACTATTCATTAATTTGTTTAAGTATAGGATAATGTTTTCCTTGTGTTGAGATTGTTTGAATACACCTGAATACTCAAACTCATCATAAACAATAAGCCCATCACCTTCAAACGCTCCTTTAGTCTGAACATCTACATAAACAGTACGAGTATTACCATCTTCATCCTCAACAACTTCTTGCTCTTGTTTCATAGAACCTATTAGTGCTGCATCTGTTGTTTCTGTTACATCAAAAATAGTAAAATTAGTACCATGCTTTTCATTTAAAATCTCAAATGTTTTTCTAGATATAGGTCCAAAGAAATTGTACATTTCTGATTTACCTGTACCTGAAGTCTGCAACCACAATACAGGTACTCTAGTATCTTCTCTACCTTGACCCCTAACTATCACAACTTTATCTTTACATAATTGTCCTAGCAAATTAAATGCTGTAAGGGCAGCAGGGATATTATTATACTTTGATACTTGAATTGCATTTGCAACATATTCTTGTATGAAAGCAGGTAATCTAACCCTATGACTTTCGTTCCTATCCATATTTTCGTCTTCAATAAAACCATAATACACACTATCTTCTTCAATTTCCATCTTTATATTCTTTTCATTTTCCATTTTTATATCACCTGCTTTTCTTCAGAGTTGAGAGTGTCTATTACTCTCTTTGCTAATGTACTTCCAAATCCATCTATCATAGACATTTCCTTGATACTTGATTCACCTATCTCCATAATAGAACCATATTCATCTATTAACATTTGAGCCTTTGTCTCACTGATACCTTTTATGGTCATTAATACATCAATACGCAAATCTGCTGTGCTGATTTTCTTTTGTTTAATTATTCTAGGTTGATAAACAGACCTATCAATTGGCTTCATTTTGCATACAGCACATATGACTTTAGCCGCCATTTTTTCATTATCTACTAATATTATGTTACAATCAGTATCTAATATTATTTTACCTATTGCACCCATGAACTTATTGTGTAGAAAACTAGGTCTTCCATAAGTACCATTGGTGACTCTTTTACGATATTCTTTGATAGCCTTATCAAGACTTCCATAAATAATTACATTATTATTTTCAAATGCTCTATCCATGTTATCAATTTGACTCCAAATTCTTTTGTTGATTACAGACTGTAAGAAATCAAATGAAGATTTTGCCTCAAAACAAACATCATCAAACACATAATCTCCTATCTCCAACCACTCTTTTTGTGTATCAATCTTAAGCCCAAGTGCTTCTATTTCAACACATTCAGTCAAAGAAGAGTTTTCTCTACTATCAATTATCAACTTCATTCGTGATACCTCCAACATTTACCTACACAATAGCCTTGCGGAATCAAAACATTATAACAACTTGGTGCATTGTATCCTTTATTTACGATACCCCATACATAGTTTTTAGTCTTATTATAATCCCAATCTAACCAAACATCGTCTTTTGATGCAATGTGTTCTAGTTCAGTCATAATAGTTTCTGCAACTCCTTTCTTTTGTTCCAAGTTTAGGTTCTTATGCCCCATAGTTAGTATATCTCTATACCATTGAACTAAATATACTCTAGCATAATGCCCCGGATTTTGAACCATTATAGCATTAAGTAAGCAGGGTATTATTGGTAATTTATTAATTGGTTTAGTACCCTCTATCTCTATATCAGACATATCCATTGGTTTTACTTTAGGCCAACTAACTAATTTTGTACCATACTTACTTTGAACCAATCTAGGTTTCTTTGCTAATTCAGTAATGTATTCTAACGGTTTATCTAAATCCTCCTTCAAGATAGGGATACAGAAATACGGCTCACCATTCTCATCACTACTACTCAAGTTAACTGTATTTGGTATTCTCCTTAATCTGTTAGTTTGTATTCCACTATCATCCAAAGACTCTAAGACATAGCCATCATTTTCTTTGATATATCTATACCATGATTGTATTTGTCTTATCTCATTAGCAATCTCACCATGCACAATAACATGAAATCCTTTACCACTAAAATACATTTGAAATAATATATCTTGTTCTAAAAAGTTTCTTGCTAAGAGTTGTAAATCGAGGTATGCCCTACTAAGTGACATATCACCATGAGCGTCTAAATCTAAAAACGCTCTATCCTTAATCACAGAAGATTCTATCTTTTCCTTTTCAGAAAAGAACGTAAAATCATAGATAGTATAATAACAATTCATCTTGCCATTATACTGATTAATCCACTCTATCATTTCACTTTTATTCTTCACTATGTGCCGCTTCATCTGTCTTGCGTTTTTTAGATGGCTTCCCGCCCATACTTCCTTCGGATACTTCATTTTTAATCTCCTCCTTATTTTTATTATTACTAAAGTTTACATTCGCTGTAAGTAATTGTTCTTGTAATGTGCTTGCTACTTGCAACTGTATTTCTTCTGTTACTAGATTCTGAAAGAACATCCCAAATGACTGTATATTAGTTATATCTTTTTCCCATACAATAGTTAGTTTTTCTTTAGCATCTAATTGACCATATATATCTTCTGAAAAATCTTTTACCAATTGACTCATGTTAGTCAAATCTGCAAAAGTCCAATTCTTAGAACTTAATATTTGTTCTACTCTATCTTGCATTTTCATTTGTGCATCTCCTTATCCATTTTCATAAATGTTTTATCGGTTGCTTGACCGTATATTACATCCATAGCAAATCCTTCCTCATGTAAAGCACCCATAGCCATTGCTAATCTTTCTGCAAAATGAGGTGGTGGATTACAAGGGTCATTACTATCTGTTGTATATCTAAATGCTACTGTAAAATATGTCTTATCCATTTACTCTTCCTCCATTTTTTTAATCATTTTTTTCCTAAGCATATCTCCTTGATGTGCATAGCCTAACATTGAACCTCTGCGAAGTAATGTTATCATAACGTGCCATTCCCAATCAGTAAGCCACTTGGAATTAGCCGTAACTAAGAAAGAAACCATATGTTTTGTTAATGTACCAGTTATTATGTGACCTACTGCTTCTGAATTACCACAATGGCAACAGACCATAGTAGTATTATCAAATCTTGATATAGCCTCTCTCGCTTGATAATTTGCATCATCTCTCAAAGGGATACTACATATAGGGCAGTTATCTTCTTTAGCATTTTGATTATCCGGTGGATATCTTAAATCTCTCATACAATCACCTTTCTTTTAGGATAATACATACTACCCTGATTATAAAATATATCTATCATTTTCATTTTTTATTCCTCTCTCTATATTCTTTTTTTCTTCTAAAGTATTCTTTCCATTTCATATTTAATTCCACCCATCATTTGTTGCAGCAGGACATATACCATAAAAACTACAATTGATACAAGTTTTAGCATAAAATTTAGCCTCAAAGTTACTTTGTTCATATGAATGTAATAGTTTTGCTATGCCTTTCATAACTGCTTTTTTACTAGACTTTTTTACTTCTTCAACATAAGTATAATTTGAAGCAGGATAATACCAACCCCAATGCGTCATACTAATATCAGGGTCTATATTGTGTGATAACAAAGTTTCTCTAGGACAGTTTTCAAATAGTATTTGATAAAAGGCCATTTCTTTTCTCATCATAGTCTTTTTCCAGTCTTTCCAACCACCTGTTTTTAACTCCATAGGAATATAACCTCCATCCTCTACATACATTCTATCAATAATACCTTGTAAGTGTACAACATAATCGTGTCCAAGTGTAAACTTATCACCCATAATATCTCTAGGTATTACGATTTCAGCATCTAACATAATCTCATTAACAACAGGTAAGAACTCTTCTACTTTCTCTTCCATCTTAGAATCCATAAATCTGTTAGCATCATCAATCGCCATTATTTGATACATATCACTATAATCATCAATAGGATATACACTCAAAAAATAACTAGCCAGTTCATCACCTGACAATGTTTCAGCCTTTTTGATATCTACATCTTTGAACCAATCTTCTCTAGCATTATGTATTATGCTGCCTTTTCTCATTACATCAGTTTGGTCTATCGGCATCCTTAGTGGATACTGATATTCATATCTTTGAGGACACCATTGAAAAGAACCTAAAGAAGATTTAGAAATCTTCAATATTGGTTCTGTTCTGTCCTCACTGTCTTCATATTGTTCTGCATTCCATTGGTATGTGTATTCATTCATATTTTTTACCACCATTCATCTAGTGTTCTTTGATGTACGTCTTTTGTTATTTTAGATGTATCCCAATCCATAGCATCAAATATTGGGCTTGCTTTTTTAACAACTGATTGAGCATAATGTTCCCAATCAGGTGTAATTGTTTTAAAATCCTCTTCTGTTAATCCCGCCATATAATTAGGAACAAATGAGTTCCCTGTTATTGGGTGATTAATCATAGATGGATAGTCTTTCATTTTAAGATACAAGTAAGTATCTTCTATTGGTGTAGTGTTAGTTTTATTGTACATTAGTACTCCCAATATACCTGCACCAACCGTAGGTCTTTTCTCTGCTGAAGCCCAACCTTTACCACTTCTTTTGGCAGTGGTCAGTGCAGATTTGTTGCTATCAGGAAGAACGCAGTTACATTTAGTATCTTCTAAATGATATGATTTTTTGCATGCAGTACAATAAACATGAAATCTTTCTTCTTTGTATCTACTACGCTTTAATATTTTATCAAGGGTTAATCTACCTTGTAACGTATCTTGATAAATAGATACTAAATAATCTAGTATTTCTTCTTCTGAATTATTCAATACCCACATTTTCAAAACCTTTATTTGTACCTCTTTCGCAAGTGCTGTTTCTGATATTCTTTTAGCGGTAAAGCCCGTCATAACAAACTCTTTACTTTCTAAGAAATCACCATCTTTCCAAGAAATCATACCTGCATTTCTGTTCTTTGTTGCACCGACTCCCAATGTTTCAAAATACTTTTCAAACTCTAGTGTTACAGGATGTTCTTCTAATCCTAAAATATTAGGAAAGTATTCTCTTACAGACTCATTCAACATAGCACAAATCTCCTCTGCTTTTTCAATACTTTCACACTTGACATAAATAGAATCAGTATGACCATAAACTACTTTCATTTTCTCCACCTACTACTATTGAACCTACTCATCAGTGTAGATATTTTACCTATTACATATATTATTCTCATTAACATTTTATCTGTCATAATTATCATTCCTTACAATTTTCACATCTTCTTCTTCTGTCGTGCTTCCAAGTTACTTTGGTTTTGCACCATCTACATATTAATCTATTTCTCATTGATATTACCCCAACATTCTTCACAGCATATACCGCCCTCTTCTAATGTAAATGCATTATTCGTTTTATGAAACTTACACAATTTACATTTAAATATTTTATTAATAAATATTATTTTGCCTATTCTAATCCCTCCACTTTTAATGCAGCAAATCTAATTGCTTCTCTTGCACTGGCGGTGATACTAGCGGCTATATCTACATCAGACCAACCAAAACCCTGATACCCGATGATACCATAAAAACTCGCCATCAAACGCTTTACTGCTAACTGATTGTTATTCCATTTAATCTTATCATCTTTAGTAGTCGCTTCTTTCATTTTCTTTTTATACTCATCTCTCAATGCTTTTAATTCTAAAACTGACTTAGGTAATATTCCTAATTCATCAGTCTTATAATACAACATTGTTTCAGTTTTAACAGGTGAGAAATCTCTAGGGGTAGAAATGTTTACAGCAAATTCTGTTGGAACATCTGATTTAGTTTCCCAAGATATATTACGTGCTATCATCATTGATGGGTATAGTTGTGCATAATCAAATGCTGCTACTCCTTGATGTAGGCCATTAGTATTTTCTTTTAATGGGTCATATATCATTGCTCCTTCGTAGTTAATCTTAACACCATCAGTTGATGATGGCGCTTTCCACCAAGCATTACGCATGAAATATATTCCTCCCATATTGCTTGCATAAAAACACGCATTAAACGGGGCTTTGATTAAACGCTGTAATGATAATACCGCTTCTGATAAATAGTTTGTTTCATCTAACTCTTTAATTAGTTCTACATCTATTAAGGCATACTGTAAATATGTATCAGAATCTTCTAACCAACCTCTTCTGAAAAACTCCTGCTTATCAGGAAACTTTTCACTAACTAATTTCTTAGAACCTAGAACTAGGTTTGATACATAATCTAACGATAGTGAAGGAAGAGTACCTCGTTGAGCATCATTCCATTGTCTTTCAAATGCTACATCTAAACTTAGAGTTATTCTTCCTTTAATAGGTTGTTCAATAGGACCAAAAAAATCTCTGTTAAAAGAATAACTATTCTTATTATTCTTGAATCCATCAACTTCCCAAACAGGTGATAATAACCTAGCATCTAGATTAAGTGCAGCACATCTTTCTAATAATTTAGGTAAATCGAATCTGTTTCCAAACCAAGATATTAACATATCAGGGTCTTGTTTATTTATTACTGTTAGGAAATAAAGTATCATTGCTTTCTCATTATCAAAGATAAACTCTTCTGTATCTTCTCTTACAGTATTTTCACTTAAGATTCTTTTTGTAGGAAACCAACTATATCTATAAAACTTCTTTTCAAAATTATCGTACATAACTATACAAGTTATATCTCCATCATATTCTCCACCTTGCATCCATTCCATATCCCAATAACACTTTCTTAAATCATATTCAGGAAATCCTTTTTCGCCAAAAGAACGTATCGCTTCGGTATTACCCTTGCTAAATACATCAACAGCATATCTATGTGTATATCTTACGTCTGCTTCAAAGGTAGTAGTGAACTCATCTTTTACCTTTCTCATCTCTTGAGGGTTTTTACAGTAAACTCTAGTTAAAGGTAAGTTTTGTAGATTTTTATATGCTGAAAATTCTTCATAAGTTACAGTTAATACTTTACTATTACCCCATCTATCTCTAGTAATAATATTCTCAGGTTTAGAATCACTTGCTAAAATATAAAAATATGGTCTAAAAACAGAGTGGGGAGTGATACAGGATTCCCTTTTACCTGTATCATCTCTCCATGCTGTGTATATTCCTTCTGTTGTTTCACTAATTATCATATATATTACCTCGGATTAAATCTTGGTGCTTTAATTAATACCCTATTAGGGGATGTAATTAATACAGGAAAGTCATCCTTAAGATAGATGGTAGTTATCCCATCTAAAAAATGTGCAAACTCACCTGTTAATTCTACTATTGCTTCTTCACCTTCAACAGTTAATGTTTCAGGATATACTACAATCTTTTCTGTATTAACTTCAGGGATACTGATTCTAAAATCAGTAGAAGTAGATTCTAGTATATACCTAGATGTATTAGCCACATCACAAGTAATACAGGCATCTTGTAATGAATCAGAAGTTAACATAACTGCTGCTTCAAACTGAACATTAGCCTTACCAAATGTAGGTAGATTAGTTACATCCTTTCCTTCTAAATCAATATTTCTAACCAACTGAATCATAGAGTAAGATGGATGGCTAATTACTGATGGTATTGTAGCGCTCTTAGTTGAAGTATCTAGTTGAATTGTTTCACCAATAGTCACTCTAACCAATCCCTTCATTGGTTTAAGATACTTCTTCAACTTAGAAATATCAAGAACAGATTCACCCCCAATGTGAACCATGTTCAAGTTTTCGTTATCTTGTATTTTAACAGAACAAGCCGTAGAGTCATTTGCATTATACAAAGTAATTGTTGATTGGTGTTCTTCACCTGTTTCAGCAACTATATATGCATATTCTGATAATGACTTAATTTTAGTCGTACCACCATTAGGATATTTACCTCTTAATGCTACTGCACTTAATACATCAATAAATTTTTTACTGTCTATTACAAATCTCATAATTTACCCTCACGTAGTTCAGGGATACCTGACCATACATTTTCACCATTGGTAACAAATACAGTCCATTCCTTTCCTACTATCGAGGGATTTGTTTTACTTGCTTGTAATTCAGCAATATAATTAGTTGTTGCTCCACTCTTAATTTTATTAATGTGTATCATTTGGGTAAATCTAGCAGGTGTAGATTTATGCCAATCAGGTACAACACCAATAGGTACAGGGTTGACTATATTACCATAGATAGGTTTCATATGTGTTATCAAAAACCTATCTGCATTAATAGCAATAAACGCATCTAAAAGACGATTGTAAACTCTATTTCTAATCTTCCAATCTAATGGTTTAACTGTTACCGAATCAGTATCATGTATAATTAAACCATCTCTCTTTGAAGACCTTACCAAATGTTGCCTTAACACATCACCCGACCCTTCATATGCTTTATCAACACCATCAAAGATTATTGATTTAACAAGTATTCCTTCTGCAATCTCTTCCTTAACATATGTTATGAAAGAATGTGCATTTTGAAATGTCTCATTCCAATCAACTGTTCCATCACTTTTCATCTCAATAGGATTGAAGATTACTATATTTTCATCTCTACCCCATCCTGAATCCCATGTAGGTTCTGCACCATCATCAAAATCTAAAACGAATACTTTGTATCCTTTTTCTATTTCTTCTTCGGTTCTACAATCCATTGCTGTTCCTGTTTTACCTACCTTCGGGTCGCCAGTAATAGAACACAATAAAAAGGATTTCTCCCTTTCATTTCGTGCCTTAATCTGTGCCTTAATCCTCGCCTTTGCTTCTGCAAAAGTGTCACTGTTATCTTCTGTTTTTTCTGTATTCCAACTCATTTTTATCACCATTAAATTCAGGATAAACATCATTACCCTTAGACATAGCCCATTCTCCTAATATGGAATTGACTTCTGTCTCACTTACTTTTATTCTTATTTCTTTGCTAGAAGGTAAATGCATTTTCAACCAGTATTCACCACTCTCTTCATTTAATCTAACTGTTAGAAATTCTACTGTTTCCAATGGAACAGCAAAACTATGACTATGTATTATCTGTCCTGATATCTGATACATATTATATCCTCAGAACCAATCTGTATCATCTTCAACAGGAATCTCTACTTCTACAACCTTACCTCTCTTAGAAGTTACAAGTAGTCCACTAACATTTAATGTAGTTCCATCTAAAGAACCATCTTCATTTGTACGTTGTGAAGTTCTACCTACTACAATAATATCAGAACCTACACCAAAATCAATATCAATGCTACTAGGTATCCAACAAGTTGTTCCAACATAACCATCTCCATCATATTCAAAATCAGCATTTAAATCTGATATAGATACGATTCTGTTACCATTAGAAGTTGGGGTAAGAATCATACTTGCCACATTACCATCAGTAATAACAAACCTTTCTAAGTATGTTTTAGATAGATTCATACTATGCGCTCTATCTAAATCATTCAATGGTACATAATGCTCTCTAGCATATTCCATCATTAAATCAGGTTTAGAAGTTTGACTCATATCTCTCTTAGAATCAGAATCATCAGGCAACTCATCATTAACAACTAATGAAGCAAGAGTTCTTGTAGTTATACCATGAATCTTACTACTATAAAAACTGTTTATAATACAATTAAATGATACCCATGTAAAGGTTTTAGGTTCAAACGCCTTAGAAGAATCACCTTTGTAATTAAAGTAGTACCTACCAAAATTACCATCAACTTCTCCTACAAATACACCACTTCGCCTAAACTCTTCTTTAGGTAATGGCTTACCATAGTTAGGATTTGGGTCTTCTCTATATTTAGCAACTGCATCTAAAGGTACTATCCACCAGTTTTCATCATCTAACGGCATTGCTCCCGCAGGTAATGTCTGAATATGTCTTTCTTGTCTTTCACCTTCATGATACCTAATTACCTGATAAGTACCATCTTCAAATTGATTGACGGATGCTACTTTACCTGATTCAAGAGTAGTTTGTTTATCCATATTATATTCATTGAATACATTATTTCTACTCCATTCCATCATATCTCTAGATTCATCTAAAGATACAAACATACCAAATGCTTGCTTTAACCAACCGTTGCTAGGTGCATTGGTCGGGCTTTCGTTATTATCGGCAGAATCTTTCTTTCTTGACATCATTACACTTGCAACGAATTGTCTCCATAGATTCATCACAACTAAAGGTTCTTCATTTTTATCTAAACCATTTTGTTGACAGATTTCATCTATCTTTAGAACAGCATCTTCTAGACTTAAATCTACACGACCTGCTCCCAATTCCACTTCTTTCATTAATTTCTCAATATTTTCATTATTTTCCATTTTTTTCACCTTTTCTTTTTTTTCATATCATTTGCGCTATCATCCAACTTGCTAATAACTTTGGAGTCATGGTTTTACTACGCCATTCAGCCTCCCCGATTACTCGCAGATATTGGAATTTCTTTTTGTGTTGCATTTCTTTTGTTACAACAGCATCATGTAAATTAACACATAACGATGCCATATCAATAGAATTGTAAATCATTTTGTGTACCTCGTCTAATGCTTCTTCATATTTATTTTCATTTAACATATTAATTATAATAACATACGGCTCAAGGCTTTCTTGATTTATTTTTGACAAGGGACTCTTACTAGAAATTGATGCTTGTAATTCGGTAATCCCTCTACGAATATCACCATGTAGCCCCAATATAAAAGAATCGAGTTCATCTTTATCAACTGTTGATACGTTTTCTAGTGTTAATATCCTATTTAGGATAAAGGCCATGTTTTCATCACTCAACCTAATGAATAGATAGTTAGCACACCTAGATTGTAATGGATATATTATCCTGTTTCTTTCATTACAAGTTATTATGAATCTACAATTTTCTGAATAGCGTTCCATAATCCTTTTTAAGGCGTTTTGCGCATCCTTAGTCATACCATCCATCTCATCAAGTAAAACTATTTTGAATGGAACATCACCTATTTTAGATGTGGATGCTATTTCCTTAATCTTAGTCCTAACTGTTTCGAGTTTCCTGTCATCTGAGGCATTTATCTCAAAGAAATTTGAATCCTTAAAATTACCTAACAGGTCATTAGCCAATGCTCCTGCTAATGCGGTTTTACCTGTACCCGCTACACCATACAAAAGCAAATTAGGCATCTCTTTATTTTGTATCCATTCTTCTGCATCCATAATTAAATTATAATGACCTACTATCTCATCTAAGTGTTGAGGTCTATATTTTTCAGTCCATAACATTTTATTCATCTCCTTTAGGTGTATATACCCAAGTACCATTTCTAACTATATCATATTCAGGCATTTGATACATTAAATTCACTATAACATTAGTCATAGAATTAACGTGCCGATGCAAACGACCTTTATTATTTTTATAATTATTAATAAATGTCATTATCTCTTGAATATTCATTTCTTCTTCTGCTCTTTCATTTCCTAATTCATGCAATGCTATATATCTATAATAATTTTTATTGTTTCTTCCCATTATAACCACTTATCCAATTTTGTTGTAACAACCGTTGGTTGCTTTGTTTTCACTTTCTTCTTTTCTCCTAATTTTAGGAGTCTACATTGTCTATTATCTAGCCTAGACTTAGCATAATTTCTAAATTCATCATCTTCTAATAGATGTTTTAGTAGGTGTTGTTGTTCTCTTTTTAATTTTAATCTTCTACATATATCCCGCATTTCACTTTGTGGTCTACGTTTTGGCATAACTAATTTACCGTAAGTTTTACCCTCATGAGAGTAGGCTAATAACTCATAAAAATAGTCTGATGACCATTTTCTTTTAACTTCTGAATCAATATACATTAGTTTGTTAGGATGTACATTCTGTCCTAACCAACTTAGTAACTGTGAATCAGAAGGTTTGTTTATTTTTAATATCTCCAATACATCTTCTCTATCGGGATTCTTCAAGTAATCCATCATAATCTTAAATATATCCAAATCATATTCTTTTGGTGGATTACTCCTAGGTGATATTTCTTTTATCTTCAATATATCTTCTGAATCAGAAGTAGCCCTAGTCAATTTAACTAATTTAAGTATAGATTTAGGGACATCCTTTTGATTGGATGATGTTAATATAACTGTTCCCCTATATTCTAGAATAGATTTAATGATTAAATCTGTCTTAGGTTTGATATTAACTTCTCGAATAATTAATCCTCTATTCCTAGGAAGGGAATAATTATCTTCTATATCATATTCATCCGCATATCTAACAATAGGATTATCTGAATTGGATAAAAGCCCTAATGCCTTATCTATACAATTTCTATTTGATTTACCTACTATTATTACTGGTCTTTGCTTGTTTTTCATTTTTATTAAACTCATTTTTAATCCTCACATCTAATGCTTCATCATAATCAGCACCACAATTATCACACTTTACTTGAATAATAAACCACTTTAGTTTACCTTCTTCTAATATTCCCGCATTATAGCCGAAATTACTACTACCGCACTCTCTACAACCTTCTTTCATTTTCATTATCATAGAAGATTCTAGTATTTGTTCATCTGTTGCTTGTTCTTTAGGTTCATTGAGAAAGTTTACAGCAATCTTACAAGTGCTACATAGTTGATTCTCTTCAACCTCAAAAACATTACAACGATGACACCGCATTATATCACCCCTTTCAATTCTAAAATCTCATCTAAACCTTGTTCGGTATGTTGGCGGTTAGAATCAACTATCGTTACTATCTGTTTGAATGTTTTCCACTCTCCCTTTACACTAGGTAAATTATCAGGAACAATATTACATAAGTTCCATAAATTTTTTTTACCTGTTATAGTTAATATTGGTCTAGGTCTAGTTTTATGTTCTTCTTCTTTGTATTTAGCGACTATCTCATGTTGTAGAAGTGTGCGTTGAACACCTAACAAGAACTCTTTCTGACCTCTAAAACTAACCTTAAGCCTAACTCTATACCCAATGTGAGTTTCCTTGTCTCTAGAGACATTAACTTCACACTTAGGATGTGTTAATAATATTCCTTCAAGTTGGCTTCGGTTAAACATGATATCATTCCCAATAATTCTCTTTTATTTCTGATGCAATTTCATCTTGTTCTCGCACAATATGTTGTGTACCGTGTATTGGAACTTCCAACCAGTACCAATGTCTAGGTGATAGTCGCTTATCACCGTTTCTAATTGCGTTATTTTGAGCCTCTAGTGCTAGGTTAGCAATAAGAGTTTCAATATGGTCACGCACAAAATAAACTAAATCCCTAGATATTGACATATCAACATCTTCCTTTATAATTTTCATTATATTAATGGTCTTTGCTTTATGCCTTTTCTGTTTCTTAATCTTTGCTTTAATTACTAATGCCTTATTAGGCGTAATTAGTTCTTTTGAATCAGAATCTATATACGGACAAGTATCTTTATCAACTTCAATAGTTCTTTTTGGATTACCCACTGGCTGTAATATTGCCGTATTTTGATAGACTCTAATACATCTATATGGGTAATCATCAATTATAGTCATCATATCTACATCAATCATAATATCATATCCTGTGCAGTTTGCAGTGTATCTATATCTTTAGCAAACTTATCATCTCTTATTCTAACTGCTCTAGGAAATCTAAGACCATAATTACCATCAGCATCTTGTGTTACTAAATCAGCAGTTATTTCTAACACTATTCTTGGTAAGAAAGTAAATACTCCATTATCGTATGAAGACACATTCTTTTTCAAATCCGTTGTTAGGTTTAATAAATCTAATCTAGAAAAACCTGTACCAACAGAACCAACAGAAACATATTCTTGACCTCTATTTCCTGTCAGATTTACTAATATTCTATCACCACCATGAGGTATGCTTTCAGGCATATTTTTTCTTGGGGCTTTATGATAACCAATATTTTTTAATGATATACCAAAAGAACCAAATACATCTGACCTATCTCCTGTACCATAAGTAGCACTTGTTATTACAACATCTAAACTTATTCTAGCAGGTTTATATTTTAACCAAGCCTTACTTCTTTTTCCTGCTTCATATGCCATATCTAAATCTTTTATCATTATACCTTCAAAACCTAAACTGATTGCAGTATTATATGCGCCCTCTATTGTATGACTTGGGAAACCTTTTGCTATCAAATCTTTTGATAGTAACCATGATAATCTTTCTAATCTATCTTTAAATTGTAAATCTAAGAAACTTACATTTTTCCAATAGAGTATATCAAACGCTACCATTTTAACAGGACATTCTCTTACTGCTTCTTCTTTATCTAGTTTATGAACTCTCTTACCCATCTTCTTATGGGGTGCAGGTGTACCATCTATATTGATTGGATATATTTCAGTATCAATTATGAAATCATCTACATCTAATTCTAGCATTTGGTCTTCAATATCAGGGAATTGTTCTGTTACAATTTTACCTTTACGGTTAAAGATTATTACAGATAAATCTTTATTCTTATGAATTTGATATCTATTCCCATCATACTTAGCATCTACATAATAATTATCAGGTCTTTCTTTACCTTTACGTGCCTTCGCTAACATAGGTTGTACGAACTGTCCGTGAGATAATCTACATTCAGGGATTTGTCCTAACTCTAGACTAGAACAAATCTCACTTGCTGAATTATATTGAGCATATTTGTATATAGTAGTATCATTACTTCTATAATGTAAAGCCAATGCTTTCAAAGGTATCTTATTATTCACACCATTTCTAGGTTTTCTTAACCAATATCTCACAAACCATTTTAATTCTAAAGCAGACATTTGCCTAAGTGCAGTAGCGAATGTTTCGTATGAAGTATTATTAATAGAAGAACAATCCAAAAGCAATAAAGAATAGAACTCTCCAAATGTAATATCAGAATGATTATTCTCACCTTCATACATTTGGTACAATCCTTCTCCTAAATCTCCCCACATTTTAGCAGCAGATTTAACTTCATCATCAAACAATCCTAACGCAGAAGCAATCCAAGATACTGCTTTAATATTACCAATATTGTTGGTAGGGTACTCTAAAGAAAATGCTCGCATCACTAATGATTTAGACTTAAAGGCACTTAGGTTATCAGAGATTGTTTTAGCCTTTTCATTAGGTGTTTGGAACTCAAGTATCTCACAAACATTAGCAAAATTACTCAAACTACCTGTCTGAATAGTGTACATTATTCTTCCTCCATTCTTGCTAATCTTTCAGTATCATGTTTCTTATTTCTATTCATAAGTTCCATGAGTATTTTCATATTCTCTCTTCTTTCTTTATCCATATTATTCTTCCTCTTCTATATTAAAATCGGACATATCAATGGCTGACTGTCCTGCTCCGCTAGTTGAAAGCCAAAATAACTTTATTCTTTCATCCATAATCACTCCTCCTCTGTTTTAGATAAAATTAAATTCAACATTGCTTTTTCTACATGCGTAGTAGTAATTTTTCTATCACCACTTTCAGCATATATATTAACAATCTCTAAATTTAGTTCATTTAAACTAAATTGTATATACTTATCCATAATAGGATAAATATCTGCGCTGATATATGTTCCTGCTCTAAGTCTCTTCTTCAATTCTTTCTTTAGTTTTCTTATTGATATTATCATTTAATGCTCTCCTTAGTGCCTTATTTAGAGACTGGGCTTCGTCTATATTCATTCTAACACCTTTTTTGGTAGGTTTACCATTATCATACCATCGAATATCTAATACATCTATATTCCAATAACTACCTGTCACTACAAGTAATTCTGACGTAGCACTTCTTGGTATTCTTACTACGATTCTTTCATTCTTCATAGGCTATTCCTCCTTTGAATGTTTTATACTCTTTATATGATTTGAAGTATCTAGGTGATTCTAATTTATCTACTCTATGCACCATCCATAATGCACCACCTAAACTACTAATCCTAACTACTTCGTATGTTCCACCATTATATTCAATCATCTCTTCTGTTTCAACTTCGGGAGTTAAACCATATTGAGAGTTTAATAGAGTTGACATACTACTCATGTTTTCAGCAACAAACTTTACAATATGCGCTCTTTGAATAGGGACTTTAGCATCTACTGTTAATTGTAGTTTGCCTATCATATCACAAACTTTGCACTTATTTCCTTCACAAATAGGACAAGGTATTTCTGCGGGTAAAGGTGCAGGAAATGTTACTGTCACTGTGGGCTGCATTCTCTACCATTCCATACTCTATACTTAACTTCATATTCAACTGTTACATCAAAAGGGAATATAGGAAATACTAAGGTAGCATTACCGAATTGTGGTGCATAACCACTATCCCACAAGTATGTTCCTTGTTGAATATAACCATTAACATTAAATGTGAAATTATTAAATATTACAGTATTGTTTATGATATCAAAACTCAAATGAGTCAAATTGTAATGGAAATAATCTAATTCAATTAGACCGTGAGTTGTGTTAAAATCTAACACCACTGTTTCTTGTGTTGAATTATTCACATCATTAATTAAGTATGTAAATGAACCATTCAACATAGACCAATCTTTCACACATTCTTCGTCTTCTGCAAACACTTCTTCAGGAGATGGTATAGTACATCCCGCTAACATAAATGTTAGTAAAAATACTAGTCCATATTCTCTTAATGTTGTCTGTCTTGAATTAAGTAGGTTCATCACTCTTCACCTTCCGTTACAGTGTGCCTACCACTATTGGTCTTAATAAATGATACGTGCTTACCTATTTCAGTTTTACAATCATAAGCCCACACTTCACCTTGACCTAGAACAATAGCACTATCCAAATTACCTTTCCATGTATCAACAGTTCTCCAATCAGTACCACTAAAATATGCTGACATATTAGGGTGAGTATGAATCCAACATTTAATAGGTAATTTCATTGGTTCTTCACTACCATATAACTCATCATCTTGATTTGCAAAAGATACAAAACCCGGTGTTCCAACACTCATGAATAGATTATTATTAGCATCTACTAACACTTGAACTTCTCTAGGAATATCAAAATACTCAATAGATTGTTTGTATATTTGACTAAGGAATGCTTCTGTACCAAAATCAGGATACACCCATTCCATACTATCAGAACATACTTCCCATAATTCTTTAATGGGTTTTTTCCATTCGTTATCTTTAACAACATTCTCCATTGTATTCAGATACAATCTATCATTCTTATCATATTCTTCTTCACTATTCTTTATATTCATTCTATTACCCCTGTTTGTATTAATACTCCAACAACAACTGCGGCAATTAGAATTAATCTAAACACCATTTTATTATTAGTTTTCTTAACCTCTGCTATCTTCTCATCTAAAACGTCTTTTACCTTTTCTAGATGTTCTTCCATTTCTTCTTCTTTAACCAAATCTTCATGCATCTCTTCTATATCTGAATCTATATGCCTTTCTTGTATAGCCTTAGATTTAATTTTAGTTTTTATTTGTGCTAAAGTTCTAATATCAACAAATCGCTCTGCTATATCTTCAACACTTAAACCCTCATCCAAATAATCACAAAGCATTGCTACTTCGGTTTCATTCCATTTTCCTTTATTTCCTTTACTTTTCTTCATTTTCTTCACCTTTTAATTCTTTGATTACAATTTTGTTTGTGAGCCTATCATCCTTAAAAAAAGGAATGGGGCTATTTTTAATAGTTATAGTAAATGTTTGACCATTCATCATATGAACCAACACACTCTTACCTGTATCAGATACAGCAAATATCTTATCTCTTAGAAAACTAGTCATCCCAAACTCCGTAGGGTACTCGTTAGTCCAATCTGATACTACATTAACCATATTTACTTCTGATGGTTTAGAAGGTTTCCAGTCTTCTAATCCCATATCAGACTCCTCCTTGTTGAGATGCTCTGATACTCTCTTTGATAATAGACTCATGATATACTTGATGTCCACCTAAAAACCCTCCTGCATGTCTTTTTGTTCCTATAAACTCTTCACCACAAACATGACAACAAACTCTAACTATTTCAGACCTGAGATAAATCCCATCTTTAGAAATAATACTTAATATTTCACCTATCTCCTCATCTGATAATTCTAAGTCGTCATCTACTTTATCACTCATATATTAAACACCATACTTGTTTTTACTTCTTGCTTGTTGAACCATTTCTGAATCCATTGAGCAGCAATTGAAGCAATCACATTATTCATCATATTAACACCCTTAGCAGAACCATCCCAAGACTGTGCTTGGCACGAAAATGAACCTTCTTCTCCTGTTAACACAGTATCTACTAAATCAGGATTAAGCATGTATGATATTAGCGTAGCATTTCTACCTTGCGCTCTCAAATCTAACCACTTCACGGTAGCATCTTCACCTGTACCTTGCCTATAAAGCAAGCGTCTTACATCCAAATTATCTGCACAACAGATAACTAGGTCATAACCTTTCAATTGTTTTGGTACTAAAACTAAATACGGTTGTGCTTTAACACCACTAAACTGACTACTAATCGCTTCTGCTTTATTTTCTCCTAAGTGGCTTTCATTATAGTGCTGATAAGTTAAATTCTTTTTCTCTACCTTATCATCATCAAAAACAGTTATGTCATAAATACCTAACCTTTCTAAATTATGTATTAACATACTACCTATACCACCTGCACCTATTATCATTATCTTTCTTTTCATTTTAACTACTCCATTCTATTGTTTCCTTTTTTGTAAAGAGGGAAACTCTCTTTAATTTATAGCCGTAATCTGTTGCTACTACATATCTCCATATTTTTTTAGGAGATGACTCATAATATTCCATATCAACTACCGTTACTTTAACATATCTGCCTTTTAATACAGTATATCCCTTATAACCAATATCATAATTATGAGAATTTCTCCATTTTTTCCAAAACTTTATATCATTGACCATAAAATTACTTCCTAATTCCATTAATAAAATCATTTAGTGTTAAATAATTTAATTTATTTTTATCCACATTATATAATTGTAAAATCTTTTTCATATTCTTTCTTAGTGATACTTCAGTAGTACCCACTAGTTTAGCAACTTCTTGTTGTGTATAGTTTTCTCGTCTAAATACAGAGACTAAATAAAAACATGCAGACAAAGTTGCTATTGTAAATTGTACACCATGTGCATCTAGTTTTTGGTAAACGTGTTCTGATAATTTACTTACATCCCCAATATATTGAGGATTAGGTAAATATAATTTTGAACCAACTTCTTGAATCAATCCTTCAATATTCATTTGAGAAAATACCCAAGGCTTACCCAAATGAGTTGCTATCACTCTAGCGTATTTTGATATTTCACCTCTAGGTATCTTAGTTACATTAGAATGTTTCTGTACTGTTACTGCAATACCTGCTTCTTTCAATATATAATAAGTTAAACTTGCTGCTCTATTATCAATAGGTACTGCTCTTAATGCCTGTTTTTTATTTAGTAGATTATAATATTTACTTACTCTACTCTTTAATACGGGCGCTACGTTATAATAAGATAAATTCATATTAGATAATTTTAACATCCTCAAGTAAGATTCATTCAATGGATTATTATGTCTTTGAGTGAAGAATAGTTTTCTACCTACAACACCAAATTTATTGATATCCCCTTTATGAATTGTTGAACCTAAGTCCCAAGATTTGTTAGGTGAACCTGTATAATCTATATTTGATATATTATAATCTACGTTTCTAATAGTATCTTCAAATATATTTTGGATTAAAACAAGTCCACAATCTAAACAAACTTGTTCACCTAATCTTTCGTCAAACACATTTTTTTCTGATTTACATTCTATACATTTCATAAATAACCCCTCTCAGATATTAAATCTAAATTATCAAAATACTCTTTAGGTAGCCTATGATATTCTTCATCAGGTAATCTCATAGTATTAATTTGTGAACTTGATGTAACATCATTCATGAGGAACATTGCTCTTGCAGCAAATTGGTCGCCTACACTAGAGTTCCTGTGGATGTTATCTATACATACACCAGTTGTCTTACCCAAAACAACAGTACCATCTTTAGGATGTGTTACACTTTCAGCACTCTTAGTGAACTCATTCTTTCTATTTAGAATAAATCTAGTAGTTTTGACTTTTTGAGTAACAGATGAAGAACCGAGATTCTCCATTAATATCCAATCGCACCTTTGACCTCTAACTATCATTATAGTTCTTAAACCTTTAAGTTTAAAGACTCTTATTTTATTAGGGAACTTACTTTCTAATTCTGTCAATAACTCTTCGGCTCTCTTCTCAACCAATGACTGTGTTCTATTTTGTTTTAAGAAAGCATACATTAATTTTGTTTGAGATTTACTAGGTAATTCACCTAATAATTTTCTCCATAAGTTCTCAGGTGAAACTCCCCATTTCTCAGACCGCTTATGACCATGCCTATGAAAATTAACAAACGAATTTAAATCTTTGATAGCAATATTAGCCCAAACACCATCGGATAATTCTAATGCACATTCCTTATCGGATATAATTTTTGTTTTGATTCTGACATTATGTTTCACCATATCACCATCCTTACTGTAAAATGAATATGGTGTTCTGTTTTCTACTGAATGCATTACGTTAGGTGGGAATAATAACAACCTACGAATATACCTATCCATCTTTACACTACTATTTTCAAAACAAGAACGATAAAATATTTTACTTAAATTAGCCATAATAATAGATTTATTACCCTTCTCACCATTTAAGAAAAAGTGAGGTTTATTCTTTTGAAACACAATAGTTGAATCTCCATCTTTATACTTAAAAGTAATAATAGTAGTTAGATTATCATTAGTTGACATAAATAAAAACTTATTTATTGCAGTACTAATACCCGCATAAATAGGGTCTAAACTATTTCTTTTTTCTTTATTAAGTTCAACAGTTACAGGATATTCCCCAAACCTATTGAGTTTACGCCTATAATCACGCTTAATATCAGTAGTACGGTACAGGAAACTAGTTGTATCATACGTGTTACTATCATCTGCTCTTGCTATTTTCATCTTAACTTTCATTCTTCTTCATCCCCAAATAAATACTTATCTCCAATGGTTTGGATTCCTTCAATTTCTAAATCATTAATGAAGCAATGCATTGCAACCATATCTCTAGGCAACCTACGAAAGTCAACCCAACTCATTGGAGTACCCATAACATTAGGTCTTCTTAGGGATGATTCACAATCAGATGTATTATACCGATTGGTATAAGCCCCTGACTCTTTCAATTTCTTTCTATATGCTTTAATTATTTTACTCTTAGGTAAGTTCTCGTAAATTATCTTCATTTATATTCCTCTCTTTATATTTTTTATATTCATGTATTTCTACTATTTTTGTGAGGGCTAAATCCCTCGGCACATTATTGATAGTATTCATTGTTCTCAATAGGTTGTGCATAAATGTTAGGGGGGACATATTGCCATCCTCTAACTGTTTAAATCTTACTTTTATGTTTTCTATGACTACTGGATTAGAAAATAAACTATATATTTCCTGTTCTATTTCCAAGAACTCTTCCCTGTTTAGTTTTGACCTATATCTCATATTTCACAAACTCCACCCGCACAGGCAATCTCTCCTTGCAAGTCAGTATAATCATCATATTCCTTTACATCCTTAAAATCTAAATCAGAAAGTTTACTGAACATTTCATTATATTCAGATTCAGTTATTTCTTCAAATGGCGCTTGTTTATAAGAACCATTATCATATGGTAAAACTGCTAGACCATTGTAATAATGTCTATTTAACCACATCCACGCACCTACATCTTCCCACTCATCTTCACGAATCTGAACAGTTGCAGATACATTATGAGTGTTCAATCCATCTCTATGACCACGTTGAACCCATCCAACAGAGAAACGCTTTACACGTTCTAACATATCAATAGCAGATTCATGTCTAGTTATTATATCACCTTTAGGTGCTTTTTGTGGTATAGAAAATACTGCTTCGGTAGCACTAAAGTAATCATCTTCTATTAATTCAGGAACTTTATCTAATAGATATTGATATACAGGTTCTACCTTATTTACTCTAACTCTTCTATTATAGAATGGAGCATACCAAGGATGAATACCCGATGAAGTACCTAATACACAACTAGCAGTTCCCGATGGTTTAACACAAGTAACTCTTGCTGCTTTATTTATCCCAAGCAATTCAGCAACTCTTTCATTTTCATTCTTTGCAACGATTGCTGCCTGTTCAATATCTAACAAAGTTACCTTATTACTACCTATTCCAGTCATAGACACACCTAAAAGCGCATCTTTTTCAGTAGTTTTCTGCCAAACTTCTCTTAAATAATGGAAATCTGTATAACCTGCTTGTAAAGTTCCTAAGAAAGCAGCCGCTTTAACTCTCTCTTCCAAATCTTCTTGAGATAAAACATCAGAAACATTACATTCAGTCAAGTTACAAAACTGATAAGGGCGTAAAGCAATCTCACAACAAGGATTTGTTCCCCAATCTTTATCATGAGAGAAATATATTCCCGGTTCTCCTGAATTAGATAATCTAATTCTTTCCCATAAATCTTCAAAGAAGCCCTTTTCTATTCTATGTCTAAGTAAGAATGCTGAGTTATTCGCTCTACCTCTTTGTGGATTCTGTTCATACCACTTACCTGCTTTACAATTAATCATTTCATTATCATCAGCACTAAATAAAGATATTAATGCTGCTCGTCTAATGCCACCTGATAAAACTGCATGAGCAATATGACATAATATATCATGACACTCTAAAGGAGTTAGTTGTGTACCTTCTTCTTTCTGTAATAACATTGTTTCAATTTTAACCAATGCTATTTTTAGTGGTGCAGGACCGGGTGCTTTCCCACCACTAGTTTTTAGTGGCGCACCTTTAGGTCTAATATCATCATAATCAAAATTAGGTGAAGATGTTCTCATACCAAAGTATGATTCAAAAAGAACTTTAATTGCATCAGCCCAACCTTCAATAGAATCATTAATTAATATTCTTCTAAACTTATCAGGATTGGGTTTTCTAATCGTTGGTAGTTGTTCTACATGGTGTCGTTGTACAGAATAACCTACTCCTGTTCCACCTAATAACAAAAACATAGATTCAGAGAAACACTCTAAAGAATCTATTGGCATATATGCACAATTGTATAATCTGTTTGGTGATAGTTCTATTGGTTTACCTGCAAATTGAAAAGACCTCATTGATGGAACTACCTTTCTAGTTTTAACATAGTTCTCATATATATTTTCTATCTCTTCAATCAGTTGAGGATTACCTAGATTAACATATTTTTTAAGATGCATTTGTTTATTTCTTTCACAAATCTCATCCCAAGATTCTCTTCTATTTTCTTCTGTCTTATATTTAGCATACTTCGTAAATACATTGAACTCTGATAGCACTTTATTTTGTAATTCCATTTCTTTCATCTTTAACACCTTAATTTTTTTCTTTCTACTATTTGGTCAAATGAAGAGAATGAATGAACATATTCACCATTCTTCTTTACGACCCATTCTCTCTCGACCAAAAAGTTCCAAGATGGGAAGGTAGAAATTACATCAATTCCATATTCTGAAATTAAATCATCTACGTCTTTGTATTGTTTATTTTTATATTCAATCAGGGTTTCCCCATCACAAATAATAACGGCTTTCATACTCACTGCTAGAACATATCCAACAGGATAAAAGTCGGGCTTCATTAAAGTATAATCTTCATATTTTTTACTATCACGGTAAAGCCAACCTTGTGATTTCAAAAAGACTGGTAATATTCCAGTCGGTAATATATTCGCATAATCGCATAACATAGGATTCCTCTCCTAAGAAGGTATGAGGGGCAGCAAGTTGTGAGGGAATGCTGCCACCTCAATTGTAGAGACATAAATACCTAAATGGTATTTATTGGTTGCCTCCACCCTGCATCCCCGGCATTAGTAGTACATCTGCTACTGAATCCCAGTCTGTTGCTGTAATTGTTTCTTTAGGTACTTGAATCCCATCAAGATATATCCAATGTGTTGGATGGTCTTGTATTTGGTCAAGCATATCATCTATTGTCATATTTTCCATTACCGTATGTCCGGTTTCATTTGCTATTGTTAATTTCATATTTTCACTTTCCTTGTATTTTCTCTACATTTTTATAGGTCTATAATTATTTTGACCTTCCCTCTAATAAACGGCCTGTTAAAGCGTTTATTGTATTTTCATATTGAACACATAATGCCTTATGGTTGTTCAAATCCGCAACTAGTTGATTGATTATATTTTGTGCCTTATTTAGTTCAGCAATATATTCATCAACAGTTGGTTCTGCGTTCACTGGTTCTGCTTCTTTTTTACTTTCTTTCTTTTTACTCATTTTACTCATCTCCGAATAATCCAATAGGCCATAATGTTGATACCACTACTACGCCTACTGCAAATCTCGCTAATGCTCCTATCTTACTCATATCCTTTCCTCCTTTCTTCTAATAGAGTCGCAATGGCTGCTGATGCATCATGTTTGCTTAGGCTTGCGAAGTCTCCTTCATAGCCTAAGTTCCTCAAATAACTACATTGTTTTTCTGTTGCCATTTGAACATCTCCATTGTCTCTGTTTAGAATTTTTACTAGTGATTGGCGTTGTGCCTCAGTAGGTTCTTTACCCGACATAATCCAATCCTTAATACTACTTAAGAACTTACGTTCCCAATCATTAATACCATCTAATTCTGAAAACATTCTGATACCATAATAGTTACATTTGTCCTCAAATTCTGAATCATTTTGATTCTCTTCCATATTAGAAGCAATCATTTTATTCTTCTCTATTTCTAGATATCTTTGTCTTCTTGTTATTAAGTCGTCTTTCTCTTTTTGAACTTCAAGAAGTCTTTCTGCAAGTTTCTTATCTTCATTGTCTGTCAACGTCTGATGCATTTCAAACATAGCATAAAACAATGTTAAATCATTCATTAACTTCTCAGTTGGATAACCTCTTGTTAAGATTTGTCTCTTTGGGTTTTCAGGACTATTCCATCTCCAAACGATACTAGCCATCTTGTATGTAGGTGCGCCATAAGTACCTTTACTAGATTTACGAATTTTAGTATTATCAAAATACTGTTTATATTCATGATTATAGTATTTACCTACTTTACGAACATTCACTCTCATATCTAAATCCTTAACATGGTCAAACATTGTTTTGAATGCATCACCATTAGTATGCCACCAAGCAGTTTTCTTCATAGATTCAACTCTGACATTAATCCACTTCTCAATCATATCTTCTGATATAGAATCAATATCAACACCTGTATCTTCTGCAATTGCTCTCAATATTAAGTATGAATTGATGTGGTCTGAACCTACACATTCTCTTACACCATTTTCAGTATTTAATATTTCAAAATGGTACACAATATTATGTGAGCATAAACACTTACGTGGATGAGTTGTTACCCATTCAGGCATTTCACTTAATCCACTCCACCAACATTCACCAGTTGCTATCCATTCATGTTTCGCTTCATCATAATTATCAGCAACAGATAACTCAGTTAATTTTCTTTTCAGAATCTTATCCCACTTACCTTCACCTAATTCTCTTTTATATTTATATTCTTCTTCTATCATTTATCTCATTCCGTTTTTCTTTTGTCTTCTTCTATAAGTTTGACCACATGGTTGGTCTGAACAGAACTTTTTGTTCGACTTACCAATAAACAATTTTCCACACTCTAAACACTCTACACCTTTACCTTGTTTAAATGATTTGATGTTTCTTTCTAGTCTATTTTTAAGAGCATTAAAATTATCATTTGCTTCTATTTTACTAATCAATTTCCTTTTGTTCCTTGCTTCAACCTGACATTGTTCTCTACAATATTTTCTCAGACTTAATATTTTTGCACTATACACTGTAAAGGGTACGCCGCAATTTTCACAATGTTTGTTTGTTGGAGGAAACTTTGGGTTACGACTATCATACATTTCTTTTTTACACTTAGGTGAACAAAACAAATTATACTTCTGACCAACATTTAAAATCTGATTTATACTAATAGGGTCATGACAAGTCATACACAAAGGTTCACTCAAACCTGCTTTTATGGCTAGGTAAAATGTTTGCCTCAATAGTTGAATATTCAACTTACCTTTTACTGTTGCACCGTCTTTTAACTCTAGAAGAAAACTATCATCAGTCATTATCCTCATCTTCCATTTTCTCAAATGAGCGCATTTCTTGTAGATGTGCTGTAAGAACTCTATCTAATTGTTTAAATAAATGTTCTGCACATCCTGCTATTTCTTTACGATATAACATCAGCCAAGTCTTGTGTGCTGTATTAATTAATATTTTAGGATAATCTCTATCATCCATCTTAACAATTAATGGTGGTAAATCAACATCATTAATTAATTTAGTTTCTATTTCCATTTGAAATGTATTCATTCATTATCACCTGTTTCTTTTAATTGGTAGCCATCTTCTTCTGTATAATTATACAACTCTTTAAGGATGATAGCACTATTAATTTCATCGTATACATATTTCTCATCGAGTTTTTCGTATTGGTCATGCATGGTATAATCATCCCTACACATAGTCCAACAATCTGTAATACTCCACAGTGCTTCACATTCTTTCTTCCACATCTTTACTTCTTCAAGCAATTGTTCTTTTGTCATGTTTTCTAATTTCATTCATCCACCCCAAACGCTTTACCTAACATATTTTCATAATGACAATCATCACATATTGGACTATCATATAATGGATATCCGGGATTTGCTTGATGAAACTGCGGTACACCATTGAATCTAGGTTTAGAAACAGTTGCCTTTTTATTGCAGCAGCCACATTTGAATGTAGCCCTAGAACGGTTAATTTTAATCGCTTTCATTATACTTTCTTCTACCACTGCTGAATGAGTATGAGCCTTTCCACCAAACGAATTATTCGGATAATCTCTAATATCTATTAGATTCAGCCAACCATCATACTCAATATAATGTAGACCTAATTTGTATGAACCCATTGAGTCTTTCGCATAAAAATCATTCATTTAAGCCCATCCTCCTGATTGTTTCATTTTCTTATCTGATGTAACAAAAATTGTCCCTGACTTAAGATGTATATGATACTCTTCTACCATCATCTCTAGGTCTGTTGACCATGTTTGGCAGCACGTAACTGCACAAATTTCTTTCGTTTCTATCGTTGTTTCTCCTGTTGTTGTTTTTATTTTCATTTTCATTTTACTTTTCTCCTATAAACATAGATGTATATTCTTCAGATATATACGGCTTGCTACATCTAATACAAAGCCACCTGTTGCTAATTTTACTTTTACGATGTTCCATGATATACAGACATCCTTTACATATTAATTTCATATTATTCTTCTCCTTTCATTTTATCATAACACTCACTACAAAATCTACCGTTGTGTGTGTATCGAACCCTTCTATTTAGGCCACAGCCTGAGCATATTCTAACCATGATACTCATATTTTAATCCCCAATAATCTTAAACTAATAATTATTACTAACATGATTATAAAGAACTCCACTATAAATCATCCTCCATCAAATCTTTGACATCTAATATTATTGTTTCATCATCAATAATTTCTAGTAGTTGTTTTGTTACTCCTTCCATAACTGCTGCTATGGATGTTAATGAGTCATCAATTATAGTTCTATGGATATTACTCGCCAATGGTGGCATCTTTTCATAAAATTCTATCATCTGATTAAAGTGATGCTTCATCATTTCAAAATTCTTAATATCATTTAATTCCATATCTAATCAACCACTCCGAGGCATATGCTTTACATAAGCACATTTCTATATCCTTGCTACCCATACTATTTTGTTTTACAACCATACCAGTGTCATGACATTCGCTGCACTTCAACAATCAACATCACTCCAATCATCTTCTATTGCCTTGAGTCTTTTTTCAATCTTTCCGAGTCTATTGTTTAGAGTAAGCATTTGTCTTTGTAATTTTTGGCCTTCGGGTTCTGTTAGTTCTGCCAATTCCTTTGTATAAGTATTCAGTTCCTCATTGACCATATTACTATATTCAAGTAATTTCTTAGATATATGAGTTTTATTAGCACTAAGTACTCTATCAATTTCTCCACGCTTAATCCTCATCTTATCCATCTCATCACTAAAATGTTTCAATACTTTCTGTATTTCATCTATTTGAGTTTGGCTAGGAACTATATCCTTTACACTAGGATATTCTTCCATCAGTGCTACAAGATAGTCTTTAATCTCTAAATCAGTTGCTAGAGCCTTCATCCTATTTCCTTTATGTCTAGGATTAGTTTCACATTCAGGACAGAACTTCATCTGCCACTTATGTGAAGGTACTCTAAATTGTTTGTTACATCGGTGTCCGTCATCTAATATTTTTTGGCAATTGTTATATGGCATATTTATTTCTCCTTATTTTATCTTGGAACTGTTTCTTTCTTAAGTCTATCATATTGTTGTAATGGTTATTAGGCCACCAATCAGGCTCTTGTGTTTTCCATGTAGCGAAAGTATATTTCTCGTTTAGATAGTATTCACGATATGCTTTCACTGCATCTTCATTCTTGTATTTGTCAGGCATCGCTTGAGCAAATGGAGTTTGACCGATATCAGGTAACAAATCATAGGTTTTTGTAATCTGATAGTCGTATTCTTTCAAAGTTTCTTCTACTTTGTGAGTCTTTCCATAGCGTATTGTATATTCTTTGCACAATTCATAGCAATGATTCCATAAGAATGAAAAGTTTTGCTTGCTTTTTCTAGCCCAAATAGTACAAGG